GGGGGCGCACCACCTCAGCCGCCGAATAAGGGTGTGGGACCAACCGGCCCACCGACCAACAAGGACCGAGCCAAAGCGGCAACCGCACGGCCGACTAGCTGACACGTGAGAGGTTAGAAGCATGCCTAACGTCTATCACTACCTTGAAGGGCCGTACGCGGTTAGCCAACGCCGGTACGACTCGCTTATCGGGGGCGGTCGGCCCGGTTGGTACACGACCCCAACGGCACGCATCCCGGACGGAACCATTCAGGTAGGTGGCATCCCGGCAACGGACGTCCGTGCGGCTCAGAAGTTCCCGTACCCGCGCCCCAAGGTGTTGCAGAACATCACGAGCATGCAGAGCGGTCACGGATGGACAGCGTCCAACGCGCTCGCCAACGCCATGAACGACAATACGGCCTTTGTGATCGGCGCACAGAGCGCGTACATCACGAGCAAGACCGACACGACAGCCGCCACGATTACGAGTGGCACGCTGGCGCTGGACATGAGCGCTACCAAGACGATTCGGCTACTCGTCATGGTTACCGGCGGAGACAACATCCAAGGCATGAGCCTTTACGCCACATCGGACAACTTCGCAGCCAACTACTCGTTCAGCAACATTCAGAACGTGGTAGCCGACCCGTCCGTGCGTTGGCTCAAGGATGGTGAGTGGAAGTGGGTCACTGTCAACATGGCGTCAAGCGCCAGTGCGACAGGTGGCGTGACTGGCAAGCCTAACTACGCGGCGATTGACCACCTCCGCATTCGGCTAACGACCACAACCGGCACGAGCGCAACCGTCCACCTACAGGCTGTGCAGGTGGTGGAGCGGCGTTCGTTCGCGTCCGGCGGCATCGTGTGCTTCACGTATGACGACAGCTACCGGGCGCAATACACGCTCGCGAAGGTCCATCTCGACAAGTGGGGCTTTCCGGCAACGGCGTTCACCATCAAGAGCAACGTCACCGATGGGGACGGTGGCAATACGGCGTGGATGACGACGCAGATGCTCAAGGATCTCCGGTCGTACAGTCGGTGGGAGATTGCGCTTCACTGCAACACGCTAGCCAATCACGCTCGGGCGTTCTCCGGCGCAACGAACGGTGCAACCGGGACGGTGTACGGCACCAATCCACTTAGCGCCGTCGAACTGGACGATGACATCTCGCGTGAGGAGGACTGGCTTACGGCCAACAGTCTCACGGATGGGTTCTTCGGTCACTGCTACCCACAGGGCCGATTCCTGACTGCTACGCGAGACCTCATGGCGCGCCGGGTGGCATACGCGCGGGCCATGACCGCTAACAGCAACGGGTGTGAGACGGTACCTCCGGCCGACCCGTACGCCATCCGTTGCTACACGCTGGATAACAACAGCAACATCGCCACGCTACAGGCCATCGTGGACAGCGTTGCGCTGCATGGTGGCATGGCGGTCTTCTGCTGTCACGACCTGGTCACCACGCCCACGCTGTCCACGCAGTTCAAGACGGCCGATCATGCCACCTTGGTTGACTACGTGGCTGGTAAAGCGGGGTTGCGTGTGATGACGCTCGGAGACGTCATGCGGACGCTTACGGCGCAAGACACGTCGGTCCTTGATACGTCCGATGTGCTCGCTGTTGGTGAGGCTGTCGCGGACCGGCGGTTTGTAGCCAACAGTGGCAACACGCAGACGTCAGGACTGTTGCAGCTCACGTACTTCACGGCCAAGAAGACCGAGGTCATCAACAACCTGACGATGTATACGAGTGGCACGCTCGGCGCGGTGTTGACGCTGGTCAAGATGGGCGTGTATTCGGTTGCGTCGAACGGTGACTTGACGTTGGTGGCGTCAACGGCCAGCGACACGACGCTGTTCAACGCAGCGAACACCAAATACACAGCGGCGTTGTCTGCGGCGTGGACCAAGCAGGCGGGTCAGCGGTATGCGGTTGGCCCGCTCGTTGTCGGAACCACCATGCCGACGTTCTACGCCATCAACCTGTCTGGTGCGTCCATCATCGACGGTGTGTTTGCGGCTGAGCCTAAAGTCGGAGCTGCGTTGAGCAGCCAAAGCGACTTGCCGTCGACCATTGCCAGCGGGTCATTGGCGCTGAGTCGCCGTGTGCCCTACATGGAGATGACCCCGTAACGATGGACGTAACGCCGTTGCTCAAGGCGGAGGATGATCTACTAGCTATCGAGTTGGACACGTCCGACAAGGTAGCCAGCATCCTCCGCCCGGTGTTCGCGCGCATCCTGGCGGAGATCACGGCGCTATGGCCAGGCGACGACGCGAGCCAAGACGCCAAGACCCGAGCGCTCGCAAGTGTGCGTTTAAACAGACTGCAACCCCTCATGGCCTTGGTCCGGTCCACCATCAAGCAGGGCGCTCGGGAAGCCCTGGCGCACGGGTTGCGTGCCGCACAGGATGAGGCGCTTGCCGCTGGCGCACGGGCCATGTTGCCGCCGTCCGGGTACCACCTCAGCGCGGCCCTGCATGGGCGTGTTGACAAGCTTGAACAAGACATGCGCGAAAGCGTAGCCAATAGCAGCGTGCTGCTCGGGCATGTTGACACGCTTACGGACGTCCACATCGCACTAGCGGTTGCACAGCAAGGTATCAACAAGTCAGAGATGGTCGCGCGATACGTGACCAACGAGGCGAGCAACGACGCGCTTACGACCGTATCGCGAGCCACTGATGAGCTGGTGTCAGTGTGGCATGCCGAGCGTGACGCGTGTCTTGACTGCCTCGCGTACCAAGGCGAGATTGACACCGGTGAAGGTTATCCCGAGGGCTTGACGTTCGCGGATAAGCCGATATCGCGCGGCCCGGTTGAGTCACCACCGTTACACCCCAACTGCCGATGTAGTCAGTGGCTCGTGCACAAGGATGTTGCCGAACCCCTTGCCGAATCGCTTAAGCGCGAGGCTGAGCGGTCGGTGTTGCGCGGCTGGTCATTGCCAAGTGAATCGAACAACGCTCGTGTTGCTGCCGCTAATAGGTTGCTTAATCGAGGTACTGACCTGCCTAAGTCAGTTCGTGAGTACGCGCAACGTGCGGTCAAACACGGAACCTTCATGCGTGGACGCAGACCACCGACATAGCGACAACGGCGCATGTCTGCTAGATTGACGGACATGCGCGGGACGCGCACCGGGAGGGATTCCCGTATGAAAGGACAACTCAATGAGTGGCGACACCACGGGCGACAAGGGCACTGGTGCGACGGACGGGACGTCCGGCAAGCCAGACGACAAGGCCACTACGGACGCAACCACCGACGCTACCGGCGCAACCGGTAAGCCCGGAGACGCGGACACGAAGGACAATGACGTCACCGGGTTGCGTAACACCGTCAAGGCGTTGCGCAAGGAACGTGACGACATGGCCAAGGCTCAGCGGGATGCTGAGCTTGCCAAGCTGCCCGAACTAGAGCGCGCACAGTCGGAAGCCATCGCCTTGAAGGCTGAGAACGAGAAGCTTGCGACCGAGAACATGCGCTACCAAGTCGCCATGAAGCTTGGACTCCCGTGGACCATCGGCAAGCGCCTTACCGGCGACACCGTTGAAGAGATGGAAGCCGATGGCGCAGAGTTGGCCAAGAGCTACAAGATCGATGACAAGCGACTCATCGATGACACGGCGAACAAGCGGCCCCGTAACGACGCAAAACGTGACGGCGGGACCGGCAAACCCGACATGAACGCCCTACTGCGCGCGATGCGTAACGGGTAACGGAAAGGTAGCGTCCCGCATGGCCGTCATCTCACGCGCGGAAGCAATCGCGCTCATCTCCGAGCAGAACATGGGCGAACTCTGGCAGGACGTCATCAAGCAGTCCCTTGCCATGCAGACGTTCCGGCACGTCCAGATGACCAAGAAGCAAATGAAGGTGCGCGTTCTCGACGCCCTTCCGGCCGCGCCGGGTGGCGGTGCGTGGATCGACGGCGACATGGGCACCAAGCCCACCCTGTCCATGGCGTGGGCCAACAAGTGGCTTGAGGCCGAGGAAATCGCGGGCATCGTCCCCATCCCGGAGAACGTTCTCGATGACGCGGACATGGACATTTGGGCGGAGGTTCGGCCGCGCATCGCCGAGTACGTCGGCTACCACCTGGACAGCGCCGTGTTCCTGGGGATCAACGCGCCCGCGTCGTTCGGCGATGACCTCTACACCGGGGCCGTCAACGCGGGCAACGTGATGGACCTGAGCAACTACATCGCGCTCGGCACGCAGGGTCAGGGCTACGACATCGCGGGCGCGTTCTCCGAGACGATCGGCCTCGTGGAAGACGACGGGTTCGCGGCGAATACCATCTGGACCAAGCGGGCTATCCGTCGCCGGATGATGAACCTGCGTGACGCCAACGGCGAGCCCATCTACTCGACCGACTTCAAGCAGAGTGGACAGACGTCGGTCGCGCAGATCTGGGGCGTGGAAACGTACCTCGCGGAGAACGCCGCGCTCAACCAGAACGCCAACCTGCACGCCATCATCGGCGATCGGTCGCGTGCCGTGCTCGGCATCCGGCAGGACATCGAGTTCAAGTTCCTCGACCAGGCCACCCTCACGGACGGCGCTGGCAAGGTCATCATGTCCTTGGCCGAACAGGACATGATCGCGCTGCGGTTCAAGATGCGCGCCGGGTTCACCGTGGCTGACCCGATCACCTGGGAGGGTGGCGCGGCGGGTTACCCGTTCGCCGTTCTCGTCGCGTAACACGCACACTTGCCAGGGACGACGCGCGGTCTATAGGGCCGCGCCTCAACCCCTAACAGAGATGAGAATCAAGGCATGGCAAAGAAGGTTCGACTTACCAACGTGTTCCGTACGGTCAAGGTCAAGGGTGCGAGCACAGGTAACCTCGCGGTAGCAACGGCGCTGGTCAACGGGCTCAGCCACGACGGAGTCACGTACGCGACTGGGGACCGCATCCTCCTCAAGGCGCAGACCACGGCGGCCGAGAACGGCATCTACACCATCGTTGCGTCCGGCGCGGCCCCACGCACGGCGGATTGGGCGGCCGGTATCTCGGTGGTCGGCTACGCCGCGCGTGTCTACAACGGAACCACGCTCGCCAACACGGTTTGGGCCGTGTACGCGGAACCCGCCGTTGTCGGCACTGACGACCCCCAGTTCATCAAGCACGAACGCATGGGGGCGTAATCGACCATGGCCAGCGGCGTTCAGATCGACAAGAAGCGCGTCAAGGAGAACCCGACCGAAGAACTCATCACCCCGCACGGGGCTGAGATCACGGTCACTCCGTCGCGCGCACGTGACCTTCTCGCACGTCCCCCGCTTCGTTTCAACGACCAGGTTGAGCGTCGGTACGTTCGCGCCGGAGAGGACCCCACGGTTACAACGGAAGCGGTCAGCAAGGCCGCGCCACCCCGTACCGGTACCCGCGCGAACACCGAGGAGAGCTGACATGGCACGCGGAGCGATTCCGATCACGGTCTCGACCACCAAGGGCACGGTGCTTGCTACTCCTGTGGCAGGCGACCCCGTGAACTTCCACTACCTTCAGAATGACGGCACGGTACGCGTGCACGTCAAGAATACCAACTCCGGCAGCACGGCGCGTACGGTCACGATCAAGATCGCACAAACCGTGGACCAGCAGGCCGTGACCGACTTCACCGAGGCCATCGCGGCGGGGGTCACGCAGGTGTACGGCCCGTTCCCTGTCGCCATCTACGGCACGCAGGTCAACATCAATGTGGACAACGCCGAACTAACCCTCGTGGCTGTCCAGTAACCTGCACGTCGGCGCTTCCTGGGGTGGGAGAAAGGGCGGGGCAAGTATGACGGACATCGATCTGACACTGTCGCCATGGGATCGGTTGGCCAAGCTTGCCCCGCCCGGTACCAACGTTGTCGACTTGCAAGAAGCGGCTTCCCGATGGTCACTTACGGCGGACGTGTACGCGGCGGCTGCGGACATCTGGGAAGACAAGCTCATGACCATCGACAACGCGCCGGACGTCAACACGCAAGACCCGAGCGACCTAGCCACCATGGGGGGTATCTCGCGCGTTCGGCAAGACGGCATCCTCATCGACTTCGCAGTGTCCGCGACGTTCGGCAACACGCAAGCGGCGCGTCGGTCACAGTCGATACAGATAAAGACCATCATCCGGCGGCTACGAGCCAAGGCAAAGCCCCACTCGCCGCTCGTGCACAGCCAGCGTTACAACCCGTGGCGCAACATGCCCCGCTGCATGTGCTTCTGTCACAACGCCAACGGCGTACCCAACACGTCGTTCAACTGCGATGATGACGGGTACTCGTGGACAACGGACAGTGGGTCGGTCTACGGCCCCGACACGCAATGTAGTTGCACGTGCGGGCAGTTCATCATCATCGACAACGGCGAGTGACACCGTGTCGATCCCTATTGCACTTACCACGATCACCATCAAAGGGCATCGGCCGCAACTAGCCATGGACCCCGGTGCGGCAGGGTACGACGGTCCGGCCCCGCAACTCGCCGTGCTGGCCACGGAGGTTCGCGCGTGCATAAGCCAGCCGAGCGAGACGCGTAACACTGATGGTGCCGACGAGGTCAACGATTACAGCCTCATGTGTGACCCCGTGGCTGTTGGGCTCACGCAGTACGACTACGTGATTGACGAGATGACGGGGGTTACGTATGAAGTGCGCAAGGCGTCAAAGAGTGTCCCTGTTGCGTTTGGCTTGCAACATCTGAAAGCCACGATACGCGAGGCGAAGGGACTTATTGATGAGTCCGTTGCCTGATAGCGAAGGTGCCTTGAGAGGGTGGCTACGCGCGCAATCCGACGTTGTTGCCCTCTGTGCACAGCGGCAGTATTTCGAGATGCCCAAACAGGACCGTCCAGGAATGCCGTTCTTGCTGCATTACCGTATCGGCGGAAGGCCCGATGAGCTGGGGCAGGATTACCCGGATTTTATCATTGAGGCTTGGGGAGGTACCAAATTCGAGGCGTGCGAGCTTGCACGTGTCGTGGTTGCCGGTATTAACGACATAGCGGCCCCGGTACACATCGGAGATGCGTGGGTTATGGGCGGTAGTGTCAATCTTGGCCCGGTGCCGACGTCTGGCACAGCGTGGGGCAAGCGCTATCGCATCGATACGTCTTTCCATATACGATCAGCACTGTAAGCCCATGGCGGGTTACAGGTTTGGCCCGCACGGCGCGGAAGGAACGTTTAAACGATGACTGAGCCCACCAAGGCCGCTCCGGCACCGGTCGCCAAGAAGGCCACCACGGTAACGGACACGGTGCACGTCAGGACCACCGCCTTCAACGTCACTCCCCAGCACGCGGAGGAGGCCGAGGAGATGTTCCGGGCGTTGCACGAGGGTGAGAACCTGACCGACGTCAAGACACTCGGCGTGACGCATGACATCGGCAACGGCGTGACCTACGAGTTCACGGCGACCGTCAAGTAACATGGCCGGTTACCGCGTCATCACCACTGTGGATAGCGCCGCTATCGAGGCGCTGAAGACCACACCGGAAGTACAAGCGTTGCTTGACCGGTGTGCGAAACGTGCGCTTGAGTTCCAAGAGGCCACGGTCCCGGTGTTGACAGGCGCGCTGAAACGCCATCTTGAGATCGATGCTCCTAGCGTCGACACTCGCCGAATCGGTGTTCTCAAGCCGCACCCACCACTCAAGGACGCGACACAGTACGTGCTACCCGTTGAGGAAGGGCACCGTACGCGGTCCGGTTCTTGGGTTCCCGCTCAGCCGTTCATTCGACCTTCCATTGACGCTGCAAAGAAAGGCTTGACCTAGCCATGGGTAACCCGACCAAAGTCAAGGTGGGCGCTGGCCTACTTTACATTGCCCCTGTGGGCACAACGGAACCGACCGACCTGACCACACCGTGGGCCACCGTGAATGCGGCGTGGCTGCCCATCGGCTACACGGACACCGGTCACGAGTTCGCGTCACAGCCCGCTTTCGAGGCGATCGACGTTGCCGAAGAGCTGTCCCCGATCCGCTACGAGCAGAGCAACACGAACGAGACGGTCACGTTCGCGGCGGCCGAGATGACCAAGGACAACCTGACGCGCGCGTTCAACGGCGGCACCGTGACCACGATTTCCGGCACGGTCGTTCGGTTCGAACCTCCGGCGATCGGCAGCGCCACCCGAGCCATGATCGGGTGGAACAGCGACGACGGGACCGAGCGCTGGATCTTCCGCAAGTGCGTGCAGGCGGGCAACGTCCAGATCGCGCGGCGCAAGTCCCCGGCCAAGGCGCTCGTGGCCATGGAGTTCCGGCTCGAAGTGGTCGGCGGAGGCGTCCGTGCGTGGACGTCCATCATCGACACCGCCTGATGCGCGGCGATAACGACGGTACTCCGGAACCAATGCTCAAGTTCTTCGAGTTCGCGCATCTTCCGGAGAATCTTAAGCACGCCTCCCGCATGTTCCACGACACAGCACATTGGGTTGTGGACAACGTCCCAAGGAATCCCGAGCGTACGGTTGCGCTCCGCAAGTTGCTCGAAGCAAAGGATTGCGCGGTTCGCGCTCTCCTGTAGGACATCGGCCCGGTACTCACGGCGAGTACCGGGCCACCACCCTAGGAAAGAGGGGTCATGGCGACTCAGGACATCGAACGGCTTGAGGCAGAGCTTGCCGCTCTGCGCAGCAAGGACAGTGCGAACGGCAACGGCGCGGTTGAGGGTGACGTGGTAACCCCTCCCAGCAACGGTCTTGTCCTCGTCATCCATGACGAAGAATTCGAATGCCGACGCGTCGGGACGTCTTGGCAGATGATGCAGTTCGCCAAGGCTCAGCAGGCCGCAAACGTCAAGGTCCCGTCGCGCATGCCGGAGGACGACCCCCGCCGCAAGGACATCGAAGACAAGCGCAACGCGGCGGGTATGGCGATGCTTGCCACCCTGTACGACACCGCAATGGTCCTCCTCAAGCCGGGTGAGCGCGACCGCTTCAAGGACTTCATGGATGAGGTCAGCGCCAGCGACGAGGGCTTGAACCCGGGTGAGCTGGAATCCGCCATCGGCAACGTCATCGCGGCGGCAGGTGGTGAATCGGGAAAAGCGGATACGCCTACGTCGCAACACTCCTCGGGGTCTTCTCAGACCACGAGCAAGAGTATTCAGGTTGTCTCGTTCGACACGGGTACGGACGGGGTTGCGGAACTCGCGCCGAACTTGTAGACAGCCTGCCGCTCATCTTGCTTCTTGATTGGACATACGCACACATCGTCGAACACATGGAGCAAGAGCAGCGACAAGAGTTTGATGACGCGCTAGACAATGTTCGATACGCGGAAGAGCGAGCACGCGAGGCACGGCGCGAGCGAATCGCCTTGGTCCGCGAGATGGAAGCCAACAGCAGCGTTTAGCGCAAGGGGTGGCAATGCAACTAGGCGAAGCATTCATTCAACTAACGCTTGCATTGCCACCCGGGGCAAACGCGGAGGTTGCCAAAGACGCGGCCAAGGCTGGCGAAGCGGCAGGTAAGGCCCTCACCGAGGGCATGAACAAAACGATAAGCGTCGACGCCGCAATGCGGGGGGTAACGCAGACAACGGCCAAGGCTGGCGTTGAAAGCGGCAAGACGTTCGGTGAGGGCTTCAAGAAGTCTACTCAGGACAGTACCAAGGACACCAAGGTCGGCCCGGACGACAGCACGAGCACTCGACAAGGCGCGGACACCGGGGGCAAGTTCTCGGAGTCGTTTAAACGCGCAGTTGACAGCGCGCTCCGAAACCTCCCATCGCCGAATATCAATGCCGACACGTCAGCGGCACAGCAACAGATAGCCGCGCTCCGGACCAAGCTTGAGGAGCTGTCCGGCAAGAGCGTCGGTGTCGACATCGATTCGTCGGCAGCGCTTGCCAAAGTCCAGGAGATCAGTGCTGAGCTTAATAAACTCGGCTCTGAGAGCGCCAACATCGCCATCAAGGTTGACGCGGGCGCAGCGCAAGCCAGTCTTGAGCACCTTACCGAAGAGGTCAACAAGATCAAAGACGTCAACGTCAAGGTCAACGTTGATACCGCGTCTGCGTCGGACGCAGCCGGAAAGTTCAGTGAGAAGTTCAAGGCGACGATCGAGGGGGCGTTAAGTAACCTCCCCGACGTCAAGATCAACGCGGACACAACAGACAGTGAACTCAAGCTCGCCGCGCTCAAGAAGGAACTTGCAGACCTCGGTAACGCTAAGGTCGGCATAGACATCGATCCAAGTCTTGCACAAGCGCAGATCACGCGCATCAAAGCCGACCTTGATGAGCTTAGCAAGAAGGACGCGAACGTACAGATTCGTGTCGACGCGGGCGCGGCTGCGGCAGAACTAGCCGCGTTCAAGCGTGAGACCGACAAGCTTGACGGCAAGAACGTAAAGGTCAAGGTCGACGCGGACACCGGAAGCGCCATAAGCAAGCTTGAAGGCGTCAACAGCGCGGCTGGCAACGCAGGGCAAGGCATCGGGGTCATCCCGCTAGCGCTTGCGGGTATTGCCCCTGCTGCCGCTCCGGCGGCTGCGGCTGTGGTGGCTGCGTGTGGGGCCATGGCAGGGGCTGTGGCTGGCGCGGCAGCCGGTATCGGCGTACTCAAGCTTGCGTTTCTCGGCGTCGGCGACGCGTCCAAGGCGCTTGCTGCGTCCGACGCGGCTGCGGCGCAGACAGCTCAAGCTCAACAGGCTGCCAACGCTGCGGTAGCCACTTCGCTCAAGGGCGTTCAGAACGCCGAGAAGGACTTGCAGCGGGCGCGCGAGGACGGTGCACGCGCGGTAGCCGACGCAATGAAACAGGTCTTGACCGCTGAGCAAAACGTTGGTGACGTCGAGAAGCAAGCGGCACACGACGCAACCCAAGCAGCCAAAGACGTTGTTAGCGCCAAACAGAACGTGCTAGACGTCACCAAGCAGGCGTCACGTGAAGAGCGGGATGCCCAACAGGCCGTTACCGACGCTACTGCAAACTACAAACAGGCTCAGCTTGACGCAGCACAGGCAGTCAAGGACGCAATCCAGGGCGTTACTGACGCACAGGACAACTACCGGCAGGCTCAGCACGACACAGCCGAAGCGGCGCAAGCGGCAGCTAAGGCAGTAACAGCGGCGCAAGAAGGTCTCAAACAAGTATTTGTGGACAACGCGCAGCGCGAGAAGGACGCTGTGGAGGCTGTTGCCGGGGCGCAAGCCGATCTCAAGCGTGCGCAAGAGGATGTTGTCCAGTCCACTAAAGACGCTGCACAGAAGATCATCGAAGCGCAGAACAACGTCAAGGACGCGCAGGAGAAAGCGGCCGATGACCAGGTCGCTTCCGCCCGTAAGGTGGCTGACGCCCAACAGGCGATTGTCGACGCGCACAAGGCTGCGGAACAACAGGCCAAGGATTCGGCGCGTGCGATTGCTGACGCGCAACAGGGAGTGGCCGACGCAGAGAAGAACGCTGCGGACACCGAGGTTCAGGCCGCGCAGCGAGTCAAGGACGCTCAGCGCGGCGTGGTGGACGCCCGTCGTCAGGCTGCACAGTCCGCCGAGCAAGCCGCTCAGCGTGTCGAATCCGCAGAGCAAGCGCTAGCCGCCGCGCAACGGTCTAGTAAGGACGCTCAGAACGCGCTAACGCAAGCGCGTAAGGACTACGCAACGCAGATGCGCGACCTGAGCTTGAGCGTGCGTCAGAACGCGCTTAGTCAGCAACAGGCGCTTACGAGTATCCAACTCGCGGAAGAGAACCTTGCTAAGGTCCGCGCGGATAAGAAAGCCACTCAAGCCGAGAAGGACAACGCGGCGGAAGCGGTCCAACAGCAAAAGCTCGACTATGAGGACTTGGTCAACCGGGGCAAAGACCTCGCGGCGCAACGCAACGCGCAATCCAAGCAAGTCCTGTCGGCACAGCAGCAAGTAACCGCCAGCGTTGGCAAGATTGCGGACGCGGAGAAGAACCTCAAGAACGCCCGGCAGGGTGTAAGCGATACCGCAATCGCCAATAACGAGCGCATCCAAAAGGCTCAAGAGGCGCTTGCCGGTTCACAGCAGGCCCAAACCAAGGCTGAGCTTGACGGCGCTAAGAACATCACTGGCGCGCAACAGAAGCTAGCCGACACGCGTGACAAGGCCGCACAAGCGGCTGAGCAGAGCAGCCGCAAGATATCCACGGCCGACCAGAACCTTACCGACGCACAGAACAAGGCAGCCGAGCAGCGCGAACAAGACCAAAAGAAGATTGTCGACGCGCTACAGAAGGTTGCTGCGGCGCAGCAAGCCCAAGTGCGCTTGGCTGAGGACAACGCGCGCAAGATTCAAGCTGCCGAAGACAAGCTAGCCAAGTCGCGAGAATCGCAATCTCGCACTATCGCCGAGGACGCCAAGAAGGTTCGCGACGCACAAGATAACATCGCCAGTGCGCAGCAACGGCAAGCCGATGTCACGTACGCCAATCAACGAAAGCTTAAGGCTGCGCAAGACAATATCGCTAAGGCCGAGCAACGGCAAGCGCAGGTACGTGCGCAGAACGCTAGGAAACTGTCCGACGCCGAGCGTGCAGTCATTCGCGCGCAAGAGCAGCAAGTCACGGTTCAAGAGAACGGCACTAAGCGTGTCAAGGACGCACAGGACAAGGTCACTCAGGCTATCCAGCATCAATCCGATGTAGCCACCTCCAACTCACGGAAGATTCAAGCCGCTGAGGACGGGGTGGCTAAGGCGCGTGAGAACGCATCGCGAGCTGCGGAAACCGCAGGTCGTTCGGTAGCTGACGCGCAAGACAAGGTAAAGACCGCCGAAGACAACCTCGCCAAGGCGCGTAAGAACGCGTCACAGGTCGGCATCGATGCCGCCAATAAGCTCAAGACCGCGTTGCAAGGCATCGGTCAAGCGCAGATCGACTTTGCGAAGTTTTGGAACAAGTTCTCGCAGACGGTCAAGGCACAGACTAGCAACGCGGCAGGGGCCGGTATCCTTCCGGCCATCCAAGCAGGGCTTGAGAAGAGCGTCCTCGGCGCGGCCGGAAACGTCAAGACGGGCCTTATCAAGTTCATCAGTGACACTGGCAACACCATCGGCGGGTTGGTCACTAAGGCGTTCGCTGCGCTCGACAGCCCACAGATCAAAGGCTTTGGTGCGTTCCTTACGCGGACGACACAAGGCAGCATCAAGACGTTCGGGGACGCGCTCATAAACGTCGGCAAGGGCGTTGCGGCGCTTATCGTGGCATTCGAGCCGTTCCAAGGGCCGGTACTTAAGGCAATCAAGGACGTGTCCGATCAGTTCCTCAAGTGGGCCACGAACCTCAAGGGCAGCAAGGACTTTCAGGTATTCACGGATTACGTCAAGCAGAACGCGCCGTTGCTTGAGCAACTGGTCAAAAACCTCGTCACCGTGATTGGCCACCTCGGGGTGGGCATCTCAGGTCTTGGGGGGCCGGTACTCAAGACGCTCGTTGACCTAACCGGGCAGATTGCCAAGCTCAGCCCTGACACGGTGGCCAAGCTCGCGGCAGCCGTGTATCTACTTGTCGCAGCGTTCAAGGGCATCACGGTCGTATCCAACGCCGTATCTGCGATTAGCGGTGTGTCGAGCGCGCTTGGGACGTTGACCAAGGTGTTTGGTGGCGCTGCGGTAGCCACGGAAGCCATGACGGTAGCTGAGGGTGAGGCGACAGTCGCCACGAGCGCGCTTGACGTCGCGCTAGGCATCCTTACGGCTCCTATAACGCTCATTGTCGCAGCTATCGCGTTGTTCGTCGGTGGCTTGGTGCTGCTGTATAACAAGAACAAGTGGTTTCACGATTTCGTCAACACCGCGTGGGCCAACATCAAGAAAGCCATCAGTGCGGTAACGGATTGGTTTGTCAATACCGCGTGGCCCGCCATGAAAAAGGTGTGGGACCAACTTGTCGAGCTGTTCAAGAGCCCGACCGTACAGACGTACCTAAAAGCGCTCGGTACGGAGTTCAAGGTCACGTGGGACCTTATCGTCGGCGCGGTTAAGGTGGCATGGGCGTATCTGTCCGGCGTGTTCAAGATTATCGGTGACCTTCTGTCCGGAAACTTCAAGAAGGCGTGGACCGACTTCGGCACTACGGTCGGCAACGTATGGAACGGCATCAAGGCCACCGTCAGCAAGGTATGGACAGACATCCAAAACTCCGTGTTCGGCAAGGCCATTGATTACATCAAGGGTGCGTTTGCCGCCGCGTGGAATTGGCTATGGAAAAACCTTATCGGCCCGGTGTGGTCCGGTATCAAGACCGTCATCAGTACGACGTGGGGGATCGTCAAGGGCATATTTGACACTATCGTTAGCGTCGTCAAGACGGTTCTTGGCCCGGTGTTCAACGTGCTGTGGAAAGTGTTCATCAAGCCCGCGTGGGAGGGCATTCACCTCGCCATCCGGATTGCTTGGGTCGCGATTCAGATCATCTACAAGACCATTGAGATTGCCCTAATCCTTCTCGGCAAGGCGTTTACGGCGCTGTGGAAAGACGTCATCGTCCCGGCGTGGAACGGCATCAAGTCGTTCATCAGCAAGACGTGGGACGGTATCAAGAAGATCTTTGACATTGTGGTCGGCTTCTTGAAGAAAGAATTCGCGCAAGCGTGGACGTGGATAAAGGACCACGTCGTGGCAATGTGGAACGATCTCAAGCGAGGTATCAAGATCGAATGGGATTGGATTCACGACCACATCTTGCAGCCGATCATCAATTGGCTGAAAAAGACGTTCGGTCCCGCTTGGACGTGGCTTAAAGATACCGTCAAGGCGCTGTGGGCTGACATGAAGCGCGGCATCAAGATTGAGTGGGATTGGATCAAGGACCACATCCTAAATCCCGCGCTCAACTGGGTTAAGAAAACGTTCGGTCCGGCGTGGACATGGCTCAAGGACCATGTTAAGGCCGTGTGGGCGGACATGAAGCGCGGGATTAAGATCGAATGGGACTGGATCAAAGATCACATTTTCGAGCCCATCAAGACGTTTATCACCAAAACGATTCCCGACGCGTTCACAACCGGCGTCAACGCGGTAAAGGCGGCATGGCAAAAGGTAACGGACATCGTCAAAGCCCCGATCAAGATCTTGGTTAACACGATCATTGACGACGGGATCATTGCGGGGTTCAACAGCATCGCCACCAAGGTCGGGGTATCGCCGATTACGCCGATCCCCAAACTTGCCACGGGTGGCGTGCTGCCGGGATACACGCCCGGCAGCGACGTGCACATGTTCACCAGTCCCACGGGTGGCGCGCTCGCGCTGTCAGGAGGTGAAGCCGTCATGCGCCCGGAGTGGACTCGCGCGGTAGGCCCGGCGTTCGTGGACAGCATGAACGCTGTAGCCCGGTCGGGAGGCGTTCACGGGGTCAAGCAGGCCCTTGGACTTGCCCGAGGTGGCATCGTCCCGCGTCAGGCGCTAGCAGGGGGTGGGATCGTCGGCACGCTGTCCGGGTGGTGGGAAGACCTGTCGAGCATGGTTGATGGTCCGCTTAAGACCATTGGCAACATCGCGGAGGGAGCTAAGAACCTCGCTAAAGCCCCGTGGCTCAACGACATGGTGCACAAGGCCGTTGAAACGCTCATGACCGGCGTCAAGAATATCGTCATCGGCAACCACTCGGGTGGAGGTAACAGCCCCGGCACGAGCGTTCTTGGCAAGCCTGGCGACCTAAAGATCAGTGACGGTCAAGGGTGGGCGTGGCAGGAAAGCGTGCTCCGCAAGGCGTTCCCTTCGATTGCGTTCTACAGCACCACAGGTGGCCACCACGCCAAGAACTCGTGGCACTACAAGGGCCGCGCGGTCGACATGACCCCCAGTATGGATATCTTCAACTGGATCAAGAAGAACTATGGCAGCAAGACGCTTGAGTTGATCTACGGTCCGGCTGGCGGTCAAACGGTCTGGCATGGACAGAACCACAGCTACAGCCCTAGCCTCATGGCCGCGCACTATAATCACGTGCATTGGGCATACAACCAAGGTGGCGTTCTACCCACATACGACGATGGCGGTTGGTTGCAACCCGGCAGCGTCGGGGTTAACCGTTCAGGCAAGCCGGAAGCCGTGCTCACGCCGGAAGAGTCCAGAGGCTTGAAGAGCATGGGTGTTGGCGAGCTTATCGATAAGCTTGAGGAGCTTATTGACGAGGTCAAGAAGGTTGCGCCCGGCGTGGGCGGCTACATCCGGGGGTCGGGACGCGGGATCGTTGCCGCAGGACGGAGCGTTTAAACGATGGTCGCCGTTTCGCTCGCATACACATGGGTCAACCTGGTTGCGACAGGGGCCAGCGTGAGCGCGTACACGGGGCGTGGCCGCTCTCGGGACTACAAGACCGAGGGCTCTGTGCAGGGGTTCGCCGGAGGTCGATACCGCTCGATCTCCACGGAAGGCGTGGCAGGACAGCAGACGTTCGTTTTGCGCGACGTGTCAGACGCCAACATCGACACGCTTAAGAGCTGGATTGGGCAAACGGTGCTCGTGCGCGACAATCGGGGCCGTCGGATGTTCGGCACGTACTATGACATCGCCTATACGGACCGCATGCTTGCCAACTATTACGACGTGACGATTAACGTCGTTGAGGTCACGTACAACGAGGGGGGCTAGGCGATGCAGCCCCGTGTCACCCCTGCCCGATCTGCGTTCACAGCCGCGCAGATCGAAGCTCTCATCAAGACGGATCCAAGCATCACGCTCGGGCGTGGCATGGAGCTTATCGACCGAGACCTTAACGTCATCGCAGATATAACCGGGGACGTCCGGGAATGTAGCGTGGCTCGGGACAACCTTGCCACCCTCCACGGCACATGCGCGTTTACGACGGTCGGACGTCTTTCTTGGGGTCGCTCTATTGTGCGCCCGTACCTCACGATCTCCAACGGCACGATCACTGCGCGGTTCAATCAAGGCGCGTATTTCACGAACACGCCCGAGACCGACACAGACAGTGTGCCGACTACGTACACGGTGCAGGGGTTCGACATACTCAACGCGCTCAACACGCTCGTTGGCGACAGCTACGCAATCAACATCGGAGACACGTACCTCGGGGCCGTAGATCAGATTCTCGGCAACCTGGGGTATAGCAAGTACGGTATCGATCCTGTGCAGGCAGCCACCACGGCAACTGCCGCGAAAGGGTGGCCGATCGATGAAACCACCACGTGGCTACAGATCGTCAACGAGCTGCTTGCTGCCGTGGGGTACCGGCCGATCTACAGTGATTGGACCGGCAAGCTTGTGTGTGAGAGCATCGTCAGTCCGACAACGGCCGCACCGGAGTGGGCATACGACCGGGGTACGTACACCGGACAACTCGTGCCAGGGCAGAAGATAGCGCATGACTTCTTTGCCACCCCAAATCGATGGGTTGGTGTCAACGGCAACACCGACACGGTGACGACCCCGACCGAGGGTGCCGGAGTATTCACGTACGTGAACGCCAACGACGGAGAGACCAGCACGGCGGCACGTGACCAGGTGATCACCAAGGTACTTACCGTGACTGCCGCAGACCAGACCGCGCTACAAGCTGCGGTACTCGCGCAAGTCGCCGTGGACAAGGTGGTCGGCACAACCATCGAAGCACAGACAAGTGCAAATCCGTTGCATTGGCACCAAGACGTCGTGAGCGTCGAAACCCTTGAATTTGGCGTACTCAAGATGCAAAATACAAAGTGGTCGATGGACCTGCACACGGGTGTCATGTCGCATAGTTGGGCAAAGATATGAGCCTTGAGGACGACATCTTGAGTGCGGTTAAAGACCTCATCCGGCGCGCCAAGCAGATCACCACGTACGCGGGAGTGGTTAGCGCTGTCGACACGGCGAACAAGGTTATAAGCGTCATTGTGGACGGTGCGAACGCCGCGACACCGTGTCTACCGTTAGCACACTACGACATCGCGGTCGGTCAGCGCGTCACGGTCATGCAAGCAAGCGCGACGTACTATGTGATCGGGGTTCTCGGCTTCAAATCGGTCGTGACGCTGCCGGGGTACACGGGCACTCACCCGACCGGAACGGTCCCGGGGCAGATGTGGTACCGGACGGACACTAACCACGCGTACGTGAATGTCAACGGAACACCTACACAGGTCGATAACTAGGGGTATCCATGGGCGCGATTAGTACGACCACCTTCGGTGAGCCGATGGGGTACCCCAATCAGCAGTACATCGACCGCGAAAACTTCGACGGCGATATGTGGTTCCTCAAGCGGGTGTCACAGACGCAGTTCGACATCTTCAAGAGCAGTAACAACGGCGCATCGTGGTCCGGCCCTATCGCGTCTGTCACGCGTACGAACCTGCAAGAGGTCTCAGGGCTGTTCATGGACAGCAACGGGCATATTCATGTGCTTACGCGCGTGTATGAGTCCGGCACTGACCGGGTGTTCTACATGCGGCTACAGGCCAACGCCACCACTTTCGACACTGAGCAACTTGTGGTCGGCGCTAGCGCAGCCACAGCAGGGCTTGTCTACACGGGCCTTGACGTGGTGGCGTTCAAGCTGTCAAGCACGTGGTACGTGCACATGGCAGTCGGCACGCACAACGGCACGTCCGGCGGGGTAACGCTGTTCTCGGCCACCGTGAGCAGCACAAATACGTTCACGGTGCGAAACACGTTGGTTAGCGGTTACCGGCAATGGCTCAACGGCCCGGATGGCATCGTCCACCCGACCATCATGTTTGAGCACACGGGCGACGGTAAGACCACCAACGGCAGCCCTGCGCTGTGGGCGGTATGGGGTCGCGCCACGGTCTACACGGCGCGGCTCACGTGGGCGTCCGGGCCGGTGTGGGTTAGCCCCAACACGAACACGCCTCCGGCAGTGTCCAGCCTCAGCCCTAGCCAGCCGAGCAACACGGCTGTGTACGACGCACACAGTTCGATTGTGCTCATCCCGTATCCGGTGTCCAGCGTCGTCCGCATCGCAGAGCGCAACGTCGATAACACGACGCAAGCTCAGCGCGACACACCAACCCATACGGCCGGAACTGTCAAGCACTGCGCCATAAGCGTAAGCGCGGCCACGAGCAACATGCGTGTGTACGCCGTGGGCACGAGTGACAGCAAGTTGTATTACGTGGATTACAACCGGGGTGCGGACACGTGGGGTGCGTGGACAGCGGTTAGCGCGTCGGCCATCGTTGGGGCCACGTCCACAAGCTATAGCGTGCGAAGGACCAACTACGGTAACGGGCACTTCGACAGCGCGATTGCCACGGGTTCAAGCCCGTACAACCTCATCAGCACGAGCGACACAGCATCGGGTGCGCCCAAGGTACCGGCGTTGTCAGCTCCGGCTAACGGGGTGGCCCAAGACGTCAACGCGGCGCTTCCGTTCACGTGGAACTTTACGGCTGACGATCCTAGCGAAACACAGGACTCTTACGCGCTTCGCAAGACGCTCAGCTCAGTTGTCACGTACTGGAATGCGTCGTCTAGCACGTGGGTAGGCAGCGAGGTATTTAACTCCTCCGGCACGTCCGGTGTCACGTTGGCAAGTGGTTGGGGATCCACATCGGACGCTAACCATTTCTACGCGGTCAAGGTAAAGGGCACGATCTCAGGGCTCAGCACGAACTACAGCTCACAGGTTCAGGTGCAACCGTCCGCCAAGGACAACCCCACGATTACGAGCCCTAGCGCAAGCCCCACAAGCGCGCTTATCACAGTGTCTTGGACGGTGGCCACGCAAAGTGCGTACCGTATCCAGCTCACCAAAGCAGGCGTTAGCGTCCGCGATACCGGGTGGGTTACGAGCACGGCCACAAGCCTCGATCTACCGGACACCTTGCTTGCCGCCGCGTATGTGCTCACGGTTACCACGAGGAACAACAAGGGTTTGACGGGCGACCCCCAGACGCTCAACTTCACTCCGGCGTACACCGGTCCCGCCGTAACAAGCCCTACGGTGGCCGCGTTCAACACCCTAGGGATCATCCGGGCCACGCTTACCAACCCCGACCCGACACAGCCTCAGCCGCTTGTGGTGGCTAACGACGTATACCGACGTGTCATCGGGGACACGGGCAACGGGGTCAAGGTCGGCACCGTACCGAGCACCGTACCGATTAGCCTTGTCGCGCCGTTCCACCCGGGTTTTGAGGAGACGAATAGCTCGGACAACTGGGGCACAGCCGGAGGTTCTGTCAGCACGGCAGCACGCGATACGGGCCAAGCACACACGGGACTCGCGAGCTATGCTCAAACGGCAGTCAACGGCACCGGGTTCGCAGGTGTCAACTTTGGACCGCTTAACCAGTTCGCGGCACTGCCGGGCGATACGTTCTTCCTGTCGTTTTGGTTCAAGGCCAACAGCGGCATGGTCATCAAGGGTCAGGTCGGCTGGCGTACGGCAGCCAACGGCAGCAACGGCACCCCCAGCACGGGAGCTAACGTCACTGCTACGGGGTCGTGGCAGCAATACACGATGACGTCGGGTGCCGCGCCGAGCAACACCGCGTTTGCGTTCCCGAGCCTCACGCAGAGCAGCACGGCGAATACGGCGGGGGACAAGGCATACTCCGACGATGCCGTGTTCTACAAGGCGGGCAGCGTGGCCACGCCAGTCACATACGACGATTTCACGTGCGGTAGCGGAATCGCGTACGAGTACAGCGTTATCACGACTGGCGTAAATGGTGCGGTTACCCAAAGTGCTTGGGTGTCGTGATGACGTGTTAGCGTAGTACATCCACATTCTTGGATTCTCGGCCAGACAGGACAGCCCCCATGATTTTGCTCGGTGTTCACGGCCCCGGCACTCCCACCGAAATCCGTGCGACGTACCCGCTGACAGACGCTACACGCGAATTCAAAGGCGGGGTTATTCCCCCGCAGAACCTCATCCCCAGCTTTGAGAACCTGTGTCGTCCGGCGCTGGACGATGACATGCACGTGGTTGTGTCGTTCAAGCCCCGTCCGGACGACGTGACCAACGGCGCGTGGCAGCTCTACATTGAACAACTCGCGCGGCACATCAACGTCAACGAGTTGGCCGACAAGGTGACCGTCGTGTTCTGGCATGAGCCGGAGGACGACACGCGCGACAGCTATCCGAACGGGACGCACAAGGTCATGAGCTTCGGCACAGCCGAGGACTTCGTTCGGTACTTCAACACACTGCACGCGTGGGTCAAGGGCGTGGACCCGAACATCGTGACATGTCACGCAGCACTCGGTTACGGTTACCGGCCCAAGGTCGGCGGCCCGCATGACAAGAGCGCATGGGTCGCCAACCCGGACGCATGGGTGACTCGCGCGGACGTCCACGCCATCGACATCTACAGTGGGCGGTCATTCCCCGTCACGGACACGCTTGAGGTGAGCCCGGTGTTTAAACGGTGGCTTGACTCGCGACCGGACGATGTGGCGTGGGCGGTTGCGGAGCGTGGCTGGCCGACCGTCGAGCACGAGGCGCGCGCAAAGGCCATCACGGACGAGTTCGCGTGGCTCAAGACGCTCCCGGAAGCCGCACGGCCAACCTTCTACCTGGTGTGGGCCACGGACGGCACCGAGCACGATCCGAGCCTGTTACTCGATACGAGCGCGCAGAACGCCATCAATACCGGGTTCGCGCTGCTCAACGCACCTGACGAGGATCCCACACCCGTACCGGCACCCGAGACGGTGGAGTGCCCGCTGTGCCACGGGTCGGGGCGGGTACCTGTGGCACATACCATCGCTATTCAGACGTTCGTAACGGTGGCGAAACCAGGTGCGTAAACTCCCCCCGCCGCGCCACCGTAGAACACCATGGATGATCCGTACGCCCCAAGGGTTGCGAGATCACCCGGCATGGGTGTTCATCGGCTTGCTATTCGTCGTGTCGGGGTTCGGGTACCTCACAGGTGTCGCCAACAGCGCCATTGCTCGGGTAGTCGGTACTGTCGGGGTGCATATCTGGGGTGGCGTGCTCATGTGTACGGGCATCCTGCTTGTGGTGGCCACTGTACTAGCGCGCATCGCGCTCAAAAAGCTTGCGCTCAGGGTGCTTTCCTGTTGCATGCTCGCCTACACCGGGTGGGTACTTATCATCGTCCCGATCTCACATGCCGCGACAACGGTTGTGCTTACCGGGAGCTTGGTCGTGCTCGCGGAATTCGAAGTTGCCCACCTCAAGGCACTTATCAAACACGCGCACGAAATTAGTAAAGAGTTGTCGGTGCATGACACGTGAATACCCAGATTTTGGTCACTGCTATTGTCAGTATCCTGGCTAGTGGTGGCGTTGCCGGAGCGATTGCCGCGTGGCTCAAGGACCGAAAGAAGGACGACGCAACCGCGCTATTGACCAATGTGGAAGCGTTGCAAAAACAGGTTGTACTATTGACCACGGTGACGGATTATCTCCGGCGAGAGAACGGGCAACTTCAATTGGACCTGGTGACAGAACAGGAGGGTAAGCGCCAACTCCGGGTGCAACTCGCACAGGTTGAGGAGGAGCTACAGCAGGTGCGCCGGACCGCACGGCAGACACAACAGCAGTGCGACGATCTTAGCGAACGACTACGTAGGCTAGTAGTGGGGGAGGGTGGAAATGGATACTCCGATGCCCGATGACGTCGACAACTTCCCGAACTTCGATGACGTCGACAGCTCGACAGTGGAGCTACCGGACAGCAGCTACCAGGAACCGACCACGACCGATACGCCGGAAGGGGACGATACGTCATGCGGTACTCGCAGAACGGTTACGCCGTAGACCCTAACCTCATGGCGACGTACACCATCCCGGGGTCTTCCGTGCGAATCACACTTCGGCGTGGGGACGCATCGTGTGTGCTGCTGTGGTTCGCCAAGGAGTTCAACGCGCACGTTGAGCCCTTGCACCACAACGATACCGGCGGATTCATCATCAAGGGTATCGAGGGGGGTGTGAGTCTGAGCAATCACGCATCCGGCACGGCGATGGATCTACGGTGGAACGATCACCCGCTCGGCGCACGAGGAACATTCGGCGCGTTGCAGGTGGCCACCATCCGCCGGTTGCTCAACCTGTGCGGAGGTGTGGTCCGTTGGGGTGGCGACTACCACTCCCGCGCCGACGAGATGCACTATGAGATCAACGCCGGGCCGTCACGGGTGCGCGCGCTCGCGGACAGGATCCGCGCCGGACACATGCCGGACACCAACCCAACCCCAACCCCGCACCCGGGCAGCCACCCCCTGTACCCAGGTGTCGCCATGCGGCGCGGCATGATGAACAACAACGACGTCCGAGTGTTTCAGGCCAAGCTGTCGTCCCGAGGTTGGCATCTCGCGGTTGACGGCGATTTCGGTCCGGGCACAGAACACGTAGTCCGCCAGTTCCAAGCCGAAAAACACCTTGGGGTCGACGGCATCGTTGGACCGGTCACGTGGGCGGCAATATGGACCGCCCCGATCACGTAAGGTAGGGCCACGTATGACACAGCCGATGCCCGTCAAGATTGTTGCCAACCCCAAACGACCGTACAAGGCGATATACACTATCGTGCTCGCGGCGCTGACTGCTGCGGCCGGTATCTGGGTTGGCAACGTGTACCTCACGGGAGCCCTGGCGCTCCTCACGGCGGTCGGCACGTACTTTGTGCCCAACCCGCTCATCACGGTTCCGGACAACTCGCCGGTCATCCTGTCGCACCCGGACAGTCCTAGCGTTTAAACAGGCAGGCAGCAAAACGCCCCGGCACCCATGTAGGGTTGTCCGGGGCGTTTCGGTGTTTAAACGAGGCCGGTCAGAGCACCGTGCCGCAGAAGTTCGGCCCCTCCCACGCGGACACCGACACGGCGTGCCCGGGGAAGGTGTCGTACGACGGTAGCCAGTTGTGCGTCACGTAGAGGATCGAGCCGTTGGCCTGTCGGATGCCGTACCGGAACTTGTGCAACGGAACCGATGACGCGGGGGTGGTCCACGCGTGCGTCAGGTGCGGGTAGCCGAACACGTACACGGCGTGCGTGGTGCACACGGGCGCGGCGAGTGCTGGGGCTGCGAACCCCAACGCCCCGAACATGAACCCTGCGACGAGTAGTGCGATACGGCGCATGACTTTCCCCTCTTTGGGTGGCAGAAACAGCCCTCAGCCTACGCGCAGCTAGCCCTCAGGCCAATCCGTCAGCGGGCGCGAGGGCCGCTCGACCAGCTTAGGGTCCGGCATGACGTCTCGGGTCCGGTTTGCCGGGTGGCGGGCCATTGACGCGTCGCGCGCGGCCTTTGACCGGTCCGGGAAGGACAGCGTCGGCGGAACTGGGGGGTCCTCCCCGATTCGTCCGGCAGCGCGCATCTCCAAGAACTTGATGTACGCCTTGTGGTCACGCTCGCTGCGCGCGGCGAATGTTCCGATGAGCATCGCGCCGATGACGGTCACAACTACGCCGATCGTGATGATCAGAAGCTTTAGCGTGTCGGCTGTCATCGCTCCTCCCACGCCGTTGCGACGAGGAACGTACCGGTCCGGAGCGCTTCCGCGATGCGCTTGCTTCCCAGCTCCCGCCACGTCATGCCGCCACCCGACCGCGTGTCCGTCGTGTACCAAAGACCCGCACCTGTCTTGAACGCGACGTACGTGTACTGCCGTTCGCCGTCCGGCGACGAGGTCCATGAGATGGTGGGCTCTTCGCCGTCCGGCTCCCGTGCGTCGAACTCGCGGATGGCGTTGGCTTCCGCCATGAGCCGTACCGCTGTTGCTTCGATGTTGTCCGGATCTTGCCCTGTGAGCATGTCGGCCCCCTTGTCGTTGTTCGCGGTGTTCGTACTTACCGTACACGGTTCCGTGTCGGTTCGGGCCTGTGTCTCGATATGGGCTCGCGTACCGGCCGGAAACGGCTCGTCCGACCACACGTCGCATGTCTCGTCGAAGTACCCCAGCTCAAACCAAGGCTCGTGTTCGAACCGCTGAAAGAACAAGCTGTCCGATTTCTTGGGTTGCCGTTTGAGGTTGAACGCGAACTCACGCCCCGTGGACACGGTGATGACCTCGCCACGTTCCCGATCGGGGTAGTCCACGTACTGTTGCGCCGGATCCTTACCCGCCAACACGACGATCTCACGTGCGGCGTTGGACAGCGCGAGATACATCCGCCCCACCTCCGCGTCATACATCATGTGACGTGCCACTGCATGTGCGGTACGGTCTCGCTTTTGTTCCCATCGCCGGTAGGTTGCGACGTTCTGACGCCACGTCGTGGCCCCAAGAAGCTCCGTTGTCGTGTCGGAGTAGCGTTCCATGTCGTCCCCCTAGAAGAACTTGGCTGCGCACGACGGGCAGATGCCGTGACTGTCCGGCCCACCTTTTCCGTCGTCGCTCATTACCGTCTTGCACCACGAGCACACAACCCGCGTGCACAACCGAATTATCCGTCTCATGCCCAATGACCCCCGCTTGATTCGTGATCGCGCCGCTCCCACTCACAGTACCCGCCAGCCAAATCGTGAAGCCTGACGAGTGCGGCATGCGCGGCCACCATCTTGTGATGCCGGGTGGCCCACAAGTAGACCCTTTTCAGCTCGTCTCGCGTCTCCTCCGCCGTGAACATTTCAATGCACGTCCCCTCACTAGTCGCTTGCGTGCGTCCTTGCCACCAACTTTACTCGGTCCGCGTGCGGGCGGTCCAAGTAATAGATCCATCGACAATATTCGTCAGGATGCGGAAGCGTTGACGTGTCAGGGTCGATGCCTTGCCACTTCCAGCAGTGCTCATACCGGCGCGCCTTACACCTTGGGCACGGCTCAAGCAGTACGTTGTTCGGCTGTCTTGCCACCACGTTACGCCCCGTGGTGATTCTTCGGTGCGTGCCGTTTGACGTGAATCCGGCGGGTTGCGTCGGCCCCCGCGTCACAGATCGGTCCGCGTCAAGTCGTCACGGTCTGCGTTTAAACGCTGCCACTCGTGGACCGGGTGCGCCAGGGTGTACCGGGCATCCGCGACCTGCACGCGGACTACCCACAGGCCGTGTGCCTCGACCATCGGCCCGTGGTACTCGACCACCGTGCCAGGAGGCAGCTCCCCGATCTCGGCTTCCAGCCGCCGGAAGATATCGTCATCCGCGCCCATGTCATCGACCCCGCCTGATCCGGTCTGCGATAATTGCGTACACGATGCCCCCGATAAACCCGAACACAACGGCCATCCATGCCGGGGGTGGCATCACTCGCCGTCCGTCTCGTCAAGCTTCATTTCCGACCCACACGGGCACGTGGGGAGACCGATCTCAACCCACTTCTTGCTCAGCCGAATCGTGTAAAGCTTGCCGTTGGTGTCTGCTAGTGGGCACGGCCCATCGAACTCGCCACACATGGCCTTGAGCAATCGGGTTGACTGCTTTTTGACAACGCGTGTCCCGAGGTTGAGCTTCACGTGCGGGTACTCGCCAAGCTCAGCCACCATGTCTTTGAGCACAGGCTCAAGGTCGGGGCCGATCTCCGTAGCTGTGATCTTGCCGGTCAGGCCCAACGCGCGGGCCACCTTGCGGAAGTGGCCTGCGTGCTTGCTCGCGCCGTTGTCGTCCGCGTGGATCATCTCATGCGCCACCACGCCGAGCACGGTCAGCGCATCGTCCAGCACGGGGGAGATGAACACGCTGTTGACGGCCCCGGTACTACTCGTGTCCATGGCCCAACACTGACCGATGATCTTCCGGGCGTTGCCTTGCGGGAAGCCCACCGACGCAGCGATACGCCGGGTGTTGATGTTGGTGGCTCCCGCTTGCGCAAGCAGGGGGCGCAGCGCCTCAACCGCGCTGTTCAGCCACGCCTCTCGGGTGGCATCGCGCATGAGAAGCGCCTCAGCCACGGTCTCAGGGTCCGGCAGCGCGTCACCCTCAAGCGTGGGGTCGATCGGGTCGAACGGGTCGTCATCGATGAGCACCCCTTCCTGCGCGCGCTCGGCCTCGTGGATGGCGGTCTCAAGCGCGTCTTTCTTGAGCGTGTGTGGCTTGGCGATGCCGAGCGTCCGCGCGTACTTGACGCGCTCGTTGCGCTCGCTCAATGCGTTGTTCATGGTGACCCCCTGGTCGTTCCTGTTACTTGCCTTACCTGGGTAACACTACTCGTTTAAACACCCGGTGCGGGGGAGTTCCGCCAAACTCCCTCAGCATCCGGGCTAAAAACCCATCTTGGACCGACAAACCGGGCCGAGGAACCGGGCACCGGGGCCGACACCGTTCACGGTGGCAGTCAGCTCACGCGAGCACATGCAGCACGAGCCGAGTAGCGCGCTGAACGCCTCGCACTCCTCAAGGCTCAGCTTGCGACCCTGTGCAGGCACCTTGTGGGCCATGCCCCGTGCGTACTCCCACGCACCGGATTCGGTGTCCGTCAGAAGCTCCGCGTAGAAGTGGTTTCCGTTACGCGCTTTCTTCATGCGATAGTACGCGCCGTCAAGTTCGTAGATACCGGCGACGGCAAGCGCTTCTGTGCGTGTCGGCGCAGCCACAGGCACCCGAGGCCGTTCGATCAAGTCACTTATCATGGCCTTGGCCTCAAGCATGGTAAGGCTCGTGATGTCCGGCGTGCCGAATCCGTGCACACGCTCTGCAAGCAGGCTTGCGAGGTATGTGAGCTGCTTGGGGGTGGCCATGGGCTCAGCCACCGTCTCAGCGGCCACCGATGCGCGCTCCGGGCACCCGAGCAGACCTTCAATCATGGTGCTCGCGCCCTTGAGACTGATGAACTCCACGGCGGCAAGCGTGGTCGCGTGGTCCACGGCCGTGCTCGGCCACCATTTCGCGCCGATCAGCTTGCGGTAGTTCCGGGTGTTGAGCAGGAAGCGCATGTACCGAAGCTGCGCCTCACTGATACGCCGCACCGTGCCTCGTCCGCACGCGGTACCCGGGGTGGCGAACCGTGTCCGGACCACGGTGTCCGTGGGGATCTCGCTCGTGGTGCTTGTGGGCTTGCGCGCGTCGTCAAGCGTCTTGGGGGCAGTCAAGCCCACCTCACGTGACATGCGCTGCATCTCCGCAAGCCATGTTGTCTCGGTGAACCCTGCCGGAATCATGTTCTTGTCGGCTTCCATGACTGCCCCCTTGTTCGTTCCGTACCTTGCCTGACACCCCTTACGTTACCGCGTTTAAACACGTTGTCAAGCAACACGCCGAAAATTCACCCGGTACCGCGACCAGCTCAAGCCACGTGGCGTTAACTAGACGCCCGTACATATATCCCGTTAGCGTGCCGCTCATAACCGGTCTCCCAACTGACGATGACCTCTTGCGTGTACTTGACGACGGTCGGTTTACGGGGGCTGTTCTTCCTGGCGTACGCGACAGCCTCTCGTTCGGCACGCTCTCCGATGAACTCTTTGCGACGGGTCTTGTCGTTGGTCTGCCACTCAACGACGTACTTGACGGCGGGCTTCATGGCTTGCGTTTGCCTTCCGGACGGGTGCTCTCGCGCTTGGTCGTGTTGGGCTTGCTCGGGTCTAGGATCGAGTCTCGATTGTTGGCGCGCCCTAGCGGCGTACCGGTTCGCGGGTTGATTGCGTCGCTCATGATTCTCCCTTGCGCGGGGTGCGGGTGACCTCGGTACCGTCCGGCGCGACTCAATCGCCCTCTCCGGTCGGGGGGTCACCCGCACCCGATGTGTCAGCTTACAAAGTACGTTGTGTAGTCGATGATCTCGTAACCGGACGCGATGACCGAGTTGATAGCCCTGCTGGTCATCTGGGGGAGCGAGGCGAACAGCTCAGCCGAGACGTTGGTGGCATAGCGGTCAAACGTCACCGATACCGACTTCTCAACCACGCTGAACGACGCGCCAACCCGAACCTTGAAGCGGAACGTAACCGCGCGAGTGTCGGCCGGAACCTCGTTCGTTGTGGCCTTGACGATGCCGCTCATCTTGTCCCCCTCGTTGTGTGCGCCCTTACAAGACAAACACTACGCCCGTTAAGCGGCTCGTCAAGCGTTTCGTTGTAAATCCATACATGGGACTTTGTCAGCTACCTAGCGACCTAGGACGCCTTTGTACCGGAGACGCAAAATAACCCCAGCGGGATCCCGGACCGCTGAGGCTATCTGCTATCTATTAAGTTGTGGTTGTGTGCGACGTTGCCTCTTTACACGAGGTGTTGTTTGCGCCGCTCCGGCGGTTAGCCGGTAGGTTGCGTGGACGGATTCGAACCGCCGACCTTCCCCTTAGCTTCACCGGTGATCAGTCGGTGCCGTCATGTGGTGCCGCGAAACACCATCGGGTGGGGGATGTTCTGTCCAACTGAACTACACGCAACATGCTTGGGAGGGTAGGTGCGGAGCACGGGGGTCATCACACTCCGCACCTACCCGTTCCGGGGGGTTACTCGGAGGGGGTGTCCGTGCCCGCCCCGGGGGTCTGACCGGCTGCACCCTCGCCACCGACCGCCTTGCGCTTGTCGCGCTCGCCGGTCCGGAACGAGACGATGACGCCTCCGGCGATCTGCTCGTCGCTGGCGATGCGCTCCGGCGAAATGCTCATGCCGACGTCGAGCTTCTGCGCGGCGGTCCGAAGCTGCCGCGAGACACGGTCGATGACGGTCGCGTCGTTGCGCACGTGCAGGTCGTACCAGGTGCCCTGTTCGGCCGCCGCAACGGCGTTGTGGATGGGGTTGTTCGCCGTGCGGACGCGAGATCCGGTGATGGCCCGAGTGGAGGGCAGGACCACGATGTCACCGATGTCCACCTTGTCAGCCTTGGGCTTGTCGGTGGCGACGGCCTCTTCCGGGGTCGGCTCGGTGACGTTGCCACCCTGGCCGGACGCGTCCGTGGGGGTCTCGTTGCGCTCCGCGACGCTGCCCGCGCTCCGGCTGTTCTGACGACTCATGACTGTTGGCTCCCGTTGTGTGTGCTGTTGATGTTTGGTGGATCCGGCAACCCCAACCGAACCCGGAGCGAGAACTAACACTCGGCCCTAGCGTTGCATGCCTTACAAGGCAAGTTCGCTAGCTCGCTCTTCCCTGTTGCTTGTCTTACTCTACCGCATGCCGGACGGTGGCGCTAGAAAAGCGCTTTTTCCGTCTCGGTGGTTTTGGCCGCACCCTTGCCCTTGGTCGTGGTGGTCCCGCCGCTCGTGTCCTTGCTCGCGGACGCCAGAGGCATGAACTTCTGAACCTCCGCCTGATCCTGTCCGTTCCACTCCCGGTTGGCGACCTGCACGAGGCAGCGCCGACCGATCAGATCGTCGGTGTTGGTCGACGTGTCGGCACCGAAAGCGGCGAACGCCTCGTTTCGCATGCCGTCCGCGTTCTCGCTGAGCGAGATCTGACGCCACAGCTTGCGCCGCTTGTACTTGCCCTCGTTCGCGTCGTCCGGGAATGTGACTTCCCATTTCCAGAACGGCACGCCGGACTCCTTGCCGACGAACGGCTTGCCGCTCTTGTCCGCATCGGTGACGGCCGTGAGTTCGACTTCGTAGATGCCTTCCAGCATCCCCCACCCGGATTCGGCTTCCGCCGTCCGCGCTGCTGTTTCCTTGTCGAGCTGAGGCATTGCTAACCCCGATCCTTGTACGACTGCTTACCTGGTTTGTGGCAGGGGCCGAACCGGTATCCGTGACGTGTTGGCCCCGATGTTGGGATCACGCATTGCTACGTCCGGCCCCTGCACTTATTACCCTACCTGATTACTCGCCGCGCGCTAGCCGTTCCTTGAAATCTAGCCGTTCCTTGAAATCCAGCGTCTCGGTATCCGTGGCGAAGTCCAGCTTGCCGTTAAGCGCCAGGATGAGACGATCCACGCTCGGGTTGACGGTCTTGGGGCGCGTGATGCCGATGCGGTCACCACCTCGCCAAACGCCGATCTCTCGGCAGACACCAACCCCGATGATGTCCTCGTCGTTCTGGCCGAACTCGTGCAGGTCAGCCCCGATGATCAGATTCATGGAGCCCATCAGTTCCTCGCGGAACTTCTCGGTCAGGCCCGGAACCCACTTTCCGTGCTCTATCCGGTAGTGCGCGCCGAACACGACGTGACAGGGCAGGTCGCGGTACAAGCGCATGAGGTGGCGGGCCATGTTGGTCCACACCCCGTAGTCGCCTAGCTCGGTTTGGAACGGGTTCACGCCCGTGTCGATCAGGTCTTGTGCGCTCCGGAAGTTGGTGATCTTCCCAAGTCCCGCCTTCTTGGTCTGCCGTGCCATGGTGGCTGCGCGGACGAAACGCTGTTCAAGGTCTGACAGGTGATCGATCATGACTGCTGTGATCTCGCCGGACTCGACACGGGGTTCGATCTCCCAAAAGATCGATTCCATGTCGTTGTACGTGCTGGCCTGCCGGTACACGATGTTTTCCAGCGGGATCCCTCGCTGGCGAAGCGGGTACTTGAGCCACCCGTTGCCCTCGGTGTCGATGGCGAGGATCTTGCCTAGCCGCGCAGCCCCGGCCATGTACGTTGTCTTGCGGCGCTTAGCCGGACCGTAAAGCAGGCCCTTGATGTAGTCGGACGACTCAGCCATGGTGTCGGTCATGCCACGCCTCCGAACATGACTGCCCCACAGTTGCCGGTCCCGCGCCACGCCGTGACGGCCCACAGGTTACGCGGAGCGCGAATCGAGAACCGTGACGTGTAGTGGCCGACGTCCGCACGTGGGTAGTCGTGAAAGACCCCGTCCGCCGTGACAAGCCGGTACTTGTAGATCTTGTGCATGTCTAGCGTCGGCTTGGCGTTGATGGTCACCACGCCCGTGTGGTGGTTGTACGTGAACGTCGTGTGACACGATGCGTCCAGGTCGCGGGGCGCAGCATGTGCCGGACGCGGCGTGAAGGTGAGCACAGCGGCAACGATAACCGCGATGAGTGCGCCAGTCATCATGCCGAGCATGAACCCCATGTACTTGATGCGTCGTACTTCGCTGTCCGTGTGCGTAAGTTCTTCCATGTTGACCCCTTAGTGCCTCTCGCGCTCTTGTGTGAAGCCGGTCAGTTCCAACATCCGGACCGTATCACTGTTACGCCCCGTACGTCGGCCGTACAAGCATGCCTCGCGGAAGTTGCAGCGCCAACGGCACGTATCGTTGTTCGTGTGCCGACGTCCGTGGTTGGCCTTGGTATACATCTGCTGAACGTCCGCGAGCGCGTCGTCTGCGATTTCCTTGAGCTGCGGCGCGGTGAAGTGGATCGACGTGCGCCGGTACCGGTCCTCTAAGGACTGAGCCTTCATGCTCTTCTTGTACTCGGGGTGGCCGACCGGGATGACGTCGCCTTGATTCTGCTTGGTCTTAGCGGCGCTGTGAACCGCCCCCCTAACGTTAAGCCCTAGCGCCTTGAGACCCCACACGTACAAGCCGAACTGATCGGCAAAGTCGTAGTCGCTATCGGTAGGGAGCGCGGAGCACGACTTCTCATCGATAACCCGGATGTGGCCGTACTGGTCTCGGACGGTGCGGTCAATCTTGAACTTGAGCCACACCTTAGTCCGCTCACCCTCGTGCGGACCGGAGATGGTCCCCAGAGGCGCAAGATGGGTGGTCTCTACGCCCATGATGTCGTGCCCATCGTCAAGCCCGTACGTGTCCACGTAGCCTTCCATCATCCACGCGACGAGCGAGACAACCGCGACGTCCGCGCCGTCACGCAGTGCCTTGGACAAGTACGCGTTCACGGCTTTGTGGCACTCGGCAGCCAAGACCTCGGACGCAACATCCCACACCATGCGGCCCTCGTGCATGACCTGATGGGCTTGGATGGTCTTGTACCGCGTCTCGATCGCGCCATGCCACAACAGGCCCTTGTCCAGCGCGCTCCCGGCGTCGACAGCCTTGCTGTATCGCTGGTCGTACGCGAGGTGGTGTTTAAACGGGCACTGGCGATACGTATCTAACTCACTCCAGCTAACCGTGAGCTCATCCATGCTTACTTGACCCCCCGGATTGTCCACAGTCGTCCGGCTTGACCGTTGTCACACGCGGTCTTGTATACGTACACGGCAGCGTCCGCCGGTCCGAACTCGACGTCACCGAAGAACGGCGCAAGCTCAAGCAGCGTGTACGCCGCAGCCAATCGAGCAACCGTGCGCATGCCGCGATAGTTGCTATCGCCGATCTCGCGCTCAACGTCCATCGGGGTACCGAGCTGTCTTGGCGTTGAACGAGTTCACGCCGTACGCCTTGTGGTTCGCGCGTCGCCACTGTCGGGCCGTAAGCACGGGGCTGTTCTCGGTGGTCAGCACGCCGGTACGCGGAAACCCGTTCTGGCGCGCGTAATGCCGGATTCGGTCCCCGTAGGACAGTCGTCGCTCCGCGTCGGGGTTTGGCTCCCGGATCTCAAACCCCGCCCCGTACAGTGCGACGTTCTGACGGTACGTGGCCTCCTTGAGGTGCTTGAGACCTTCGCCTCGACCGTTCTGCCCGTAGCGCTTCGACGCGTTGGCGCGCACGGCCTTGACAACGCGGCGCGGGGTGCGGGGGTCTACGGTGCTACTGCGCTTGCCGGTCCGGGCCTTGTGGTGGCCACGCCGCGCCTGTGTGAAGTCCTCGATCATCCGGTGTGCGTACTCCGGCGTGAGCATGGCGGAATCGAAGTACTCGGCGTTTGTCACGCCCACAGCCTGTGCGTCGGTAACGGCCTGCTCAAGCTCGGCCTTGCTCATTGCCCCACGGCCGGAGATGTTCAGCTCAGCCGCCAGCTTGCGGAGTTCATCGCGATTCATGGTCGTGCCTCTCTTGTAGCTGGTGTGCGTCCGGATGGGGGGTCCGACGTGCGCGCGGTACCGGGGTGGTTAGAAGGGCGATTCGCCCGCGTCGTTCGCCGCCGTTTGGAGGTTGCTCAGCACGGCGGTGTGGTGGGACGCGTCCACGTACTGTCGCTGTCCGTACGTCACGGCTTGATTCGCGTCGTTTAGCTGAAGTAGCACGTGCGTTGCGTGCTTCGCGAGTGCGACGGGAACGGCAGCCTCGTACGCGTACTTCGCCTCGCGCAGACCTTCGCCGGTTTCGGTCCGGATGGCCGTGACGACCGAGATCTTGTGTGTGCGGGTCGTGTCCCACCCGACCGATTCGAGATCCGCCGTAACGAGCTGTCGCGCAGTCTCGGTAAGGTCGGTAGTCGCCTGGCGCACAAGCTCAAGGCGAATCGCATCCGCCCAATCGTTGATGTGCGCGGTGCTGTACTGCCCGAAAAGACTCTCAGCGACAGTCGCAAGATGTTGCTTGACCGCTGCCGCTTCAATGTAACCGTTCGGCATGATGACCCCTCATCGTCCGTGGGTAGCCCTTGCGGCCCCCGCTTGCCTTACATGTCAAACACTACTCATCTTGCACGTGTTGTCAAGCTGTTTGCAAAAACTCGTGCACGTGGCGTTGCTAGTCGTCCGTCTCCCCGTGACTGTCGTCCGTGTTGTGCCCGGTAGCCGCGCGGTAGATCATCTCTGTGTACGCAACAGGTATCGGGTAGTACGTCCCCGTGATCGCACCCTTGCCCCGAACTTGCGTCGTCCAACGCTTACCGTCGCCGTCCGAAGTCTTGGGCGGGCTACCTAGCTTGACGCCCAACGCGGCAAGCTCAAGTTCGATCGCCCGACAGTCCGTCAAACTAGCTTCTCGGATGTCGCTGCGCGCGGGACCGCTTAGCCACGCTTCGGCGGTTTGCTGGGGCCATACCCAAAATTGACGGGTCTGTGCGTTGTAAAACACCGGGTACAGCCCGTGTGTGCCGTACAGACGTGTTAGCGGCTGACGTGCAGCGTTCCATACCCGAGGGATCACCTTGTTCACTACGATTGACGGCGATACTGCGAAGTCGAACGTTGCGGCCCACTCGTCAACACGTTGTGTGTGTGCAGGGTCCCCGAGGATGGCCGATAGCACCCGTGCGCCACAACGCATGATGGCCACCATCTGGCCACGTCGGCTTGTTGATGTCGTCAGGGTCTCAACGTCGTTGAACACATCCGCGTGTCGTAGGGCTAGCTGCACGAGCGCACCTGCGTACTGTGTTAGATCTTCTTGGTGCGTTCGCTTGAAGAACGCATCGACGTCATGCCACTGGCTGCGTGTCGGGTCTGTGGCGGACTTCCGCGTGTCCGCGCTAGGCATAGACACCGTGACGAACCTGTCAGCCATGGCCTTTTGGTCTGTGAATGTGATGCGCTCCGCGCTGTATACCGTTGACGCGTGCAAGTCGATGTCTTTACGCTCCTTAAACCCCGTGTCTCGGTCCTTTATCGAATACGACCCCCCTGTGGCAGCTTGCCGAAATAGCTCTTGACATTGGGGGTCCATCTCAACGTCGTCAAACCAGTTGAACACGTTGGTTGATAGTTGGTACGTGTCACGCGCTACCGCGTATGTTACTTTTCCCGGCTTCCGTCGGATGCCGCATAGTTGCCCAAGCATCCGAACGTACGTGCTCTTGCCACTTCCGGAGTGCGCTTCAATCGCGAGGTTCGGAGACTGCCACGAGTAGTGACCTTTGAGCAGCGTAACCATGAGGAACGCCCCGAATAGCGACATGGTGTGTTCGTCTTGGAACGTCAGGAACTCGCGCAGTACATCAACCGCACCGTCCTTAAACCCGTAGTTGAGTTGAGCGTCCTTGATCTTGAGATAGTTATTGGCCGGAGTAACAGAGTCCGTCCGGATAAGGCTGTCCGGCGTGACAAAAGCAGACAGCGCCGCGTCCCATCCGTACTTTTCAATGACGGTTTGGCGCTCGTGCGTCTGACTTTGCAGGAGGCATAACAGCCGTTCACCGTGGTTGCCTCGCTTGTCCGACGTCGGAGCAAGAAGTGACATCCCCCGGTCCACCAAGAACGCACGTAGTCGGGTGGTCGATGACAGCACCGAGCTTGGCAAGTCCACGTTCTCAAGGGTGGTCCCGTCCGCCTTGTGAAAGTCTACGACCCACACTTGGTGATCTCCGTAGTCGACCAACGACTTAGCTGTCACGCGGAAGTTAGACCATGCCACGTATTCGAGCTTATCTCCGGACCCGACCGCTGTGGAGTACCCGGTTTCCCCCATCTCGTATAACCAACCGCGCTCACTATCGGCCACGATAACTGCGATATCGGCAAGCCGCTTATCTTCCGTCTTGCGCCAGATACCCTCAAGCTTGGCAAGATCGGTGTCTGACAAGGGATCGGTCAGCGCGCCGCTCGTAGCCCGTAGCCACGCCCGGAACATCGGCAGGTCGCCAGGAAGCATTTTGGCCAGCCGTGACGCAATCTTTGCAAACGCGATGTTCCCTAGGTCCGGCGAATCCGGTTCGTCAGCCACCCGGGTAAGCAGGTCCACAACCTCACGATCAACGGTCTTCTCACCATCGACCTTTCCCGCAAGACGCGTCTTGGTGCGCACGCGTGTCGGCACCATGTCGGCCGGAAACTCTTTGGGCTCAACCGGGTTGGCCACCTTGTACCGGGTGCCGTTGCTGTGCACGGACGGCGACAGCACCACGTAGCCTTTCCCTGCCGCGCGAGTATCCACACCGGGCCAGTAGGCGTTACCGGGTTGGGTCTGTTCAAGTTGCCGGGTGGGGTCGTTAGGCTGCCGGTACAGCAAGTGGTGCTTGTACGCGGTACTAGTTGACTGTTTAAACGTTACGGGGAATGTGACCTCCGGGTGCTCAGTGTCCACGTCGACCCACACATAACCGTCGTCCGGCGTGCCTCCCAGGTTGGCGTTTGGGTACTTGTCGAACCACCCCCGGATGACGTCCGCGTCCTTGGTGGCCTTGTCCCCCCACTTGAACCCGGATAGCGGCAGCTTGCCGACGTCCTTAGGGTCGCACGGGATGTCTTTCCACTCACCTTTTACTTGCCTCAGGTGCGTGTGCGGCCCCATGGCCGGAGAGCACAGGGGGAACACCCGGTGATAGAACTTTGCCCACCACAGCGCGTGCTCGACCATGGGTGACGTGACCGCTAGCGGCCGGACAAGCTTTGGCATAGCGGACCCCTAGCGAATGACGATTGCGTCTGCCGGAACTTTGCTCGTGTACTGCTTATGCTCAAACGCGCGTGCGCACATGTCCTCCAAACCTACGTGTTCGCCGCTGAGCGACGCTTCGTTGATCGTGATACCGCGCATGACATGTCCGATGTCGGTCGCGTAGATGCCCCATGCAACAACGAGTTCCGCGCGCACGTGAGGGGCCTCGCTGACACGCTCATGAAAATCGTTGTCTACGGCGTACATGCCCGGATGCGCGGGGAACACCTGGATTAGCTTCATAGTGTTTAAACGTCCCATCTGTCGTCTATGGGGAACCTGTGGCCTCACCCTACCATCGTCTTACCGGTGCGTCGCGGATTCCGGGTAGTCCGGTGTACCCCAGGGTGCATCAACGGTTACATCAGAGGTTTTTGATCTTGAACCCGTAGTATCCACCATTATCTATGGCTATGTCAAGATCATCTACAGGGCCTGACGTACCCAGTGATGCACCCCCTGACGTACCCAAAGATGTACCCCAAAACCCCAGGTCAAGGGCCATGATGTAACTGATGTAACCGTATTTCGTCTTCTCATGTGTGTGTGAGGTGGTGGGAAGGTCGTTCGTGGGCTCGTGACAAACGTCCTTAGGGTAGGGGGCTTATTTTCCCCGGGAGGTTACGTCGTTACATCACGCCACGATCTTGAGCTTACTTTGGTAAGATAGGAGTTGCCCGCCCCGACATGGCGCGGCCGAGACAACAGAACAGGGTGTTTAAACAGTGAATGAGCAAGCGCGCAGAGCTTACGCACTTAGCCTCATCTGGAATCTTGACACGGGGTACCACGCCGAATGTGTCAGCAAGGGGGTTACTCCGCGCGACATCGAACCGGACATCAACGGATGGTTACGAATCGGAAGGTACGCATCGGGCAAGGCAAGTGCGTGGGTGCAGGCAAACAAGCTACGTAAGAAGTGGAACAACCTACAGACGGAGGTTCGCGGTGTTGAAGGGCAGGAGTGGAAAGCGGAGATTTGGGTCAAGCAGCACGACGGAGGGGGTACGCCCGAGTAGTGGGGCGCGCCGCGTTCCGTTCATCGCGCAGATGCCGGACGGGTACGACGCGCAAGACGCCATGGACTGGGTCGCCAGCATCAACGAGGCGATGATTGCCATCACGGCGGACGCGCACCAAGAGGTTTTGTTCAAGCGCACGTGGCGCGTCATGGAAGAGCTTGGCCTAGGGCCGGAGACGGATGAGACCGACAATGCCTGAGATTGCTATCGGCAACCCGGACGGCACCGTCACCATGCGGGCATGGTCTGCCTGCGAGCTGGGGGCGTGGCTGGCGGACAACGTCAAGCCCGTGGGCGGGGCGGTCAGCCTAGATACGGAGGCGTCCGGGCTGCACGTTGACGGCATGTGGGCCAGCGATGCCGCCAAGTGCTCGCCAGAGGCCCGTGTGAGCATCGTGAGCCTCGCATGGCACGAGTGGGCCAAGGACATCTGTCCGCCCTGCTACGGGGCAACGGTGGGCGTTCCTGTGGGCGGGGACCACGAGGACGGGTGCATGGGTGACGGGTCGTACGAGCGACTTGAGCGGCGGTCTGTGGCCATCCCGTTCGATCAGGGCATGATCGGCGGTAAGCAGGGCCGTTACATCAAGCGGGTCACCAAACGCACACCGGTGTTGGGGTGGCAGATCATTCCGCACACGGCCGAGTGCGTGTTCGTACATCGGCCGATGGAAGATCGGCACATCCCCCCGCAGACGTGCGTGTGTGCGCCGTGGAACTTCGGCGTGCAGGGGTGGCGAGACCTGTGTGAGTTCCTTGTCTCGCGCGTGGACTTTTTTAACGCGAAATACGACATGTGGATCATGCTCGCGGGGTTGCGCAACGGTGCCCACGCGGCGTGCGACCCCAGGTGCGTGGGGTGGCAGCACGCCAAGGGGTGTTTAAACGCAGGGGTTGACCTGAGCGGCCAGCTCGGGCGGGACGTCATGCTCTGGGAGTCCATCGTGGACCCTGTGCAGAAGGCCAGCCTCGACAACGTGGCGCACAAGTTCTTCGGCGAGCGCAAGGACAACGGCATCGAGGAAGGACTCAAGGCTAACGGCGTGGGGCTCGGCAAGCGGTATGACCTCGTGGCGTGGGATATCGCGGGCAAGTACGCGGCCAAGGACGCGGACCTTACGTGTCGGGCGGTCATGCGGGAAGACAGCATGCGCGACATGGGCGAGATCGACTTCAAGGACTTTCCCATCATTGAGCGCGAGCACGAGAAGTGCTTGACGCTCTTCCGCATGGAGCAACGGGGCGTGGGGTTCGACGCGGACCTGTGCGCAGAACAGGCCGTGAAGATGCATGCGGAGGTGGCGACGCTTGTCGGTCAGCTTCCGTTCACGGCCAACAGCATTGCGGCAGGCAAGTACTTCTTTGGGTCGCCGGAGAGTGGCGGTCTCGGCATCATGCCCATCAAGCTCACGGACGGGGGTGCGCCAAGCTGTGATGCTGAGGTGGTTGCGCGACTTACGCACGAGCAAGGTACGGCGGGGGAGGTGGCCAAGCTTTGGGCGCACATCTCTAACATGCAGAGCGTTTGTAGCAAGTGGTACGACGCGTGGCCGAACAGGGCGGGGCGGGATGGTCGTCTACGAACGAACTATTGGCAATGCTCGGTTGAGAGTGATCGTGCAGACGGATACAGCGGGGGTGCCATCTCGGGTCGGCTTAGCGCGGACCGCGTACAACTTCAAGGTGTCCCGCAAGCGTGGCGCATTCCGCCGGACGTTGTCGGCATCAAGAAACTTTTCCGTGCACGTGCAGGGCACGAGGTATGGGAGATCGACGCTAGTAATGCAGAGGTTCGTGTCGCTGCGTGGCTATCGCAGTGCCACGCGCTAGCTGCGGTCATCAACTCGGGCGTCAACGTGCACGATGCCAACACGAAGAACATCTTTGGCATCGACGAAACCGATCCACGGTGGACGCAGATTCGCACGAGCATGAAGCGCGGCATTTTCGGCACGATCTACGCGTCGGGCGTACGGACGCTCAAGCAGCAGATCGACGCGGACCTTAAGGCGGATATCCCCGAGCGCGACATCCGGCGCTTTCAGGATGAGCTGAACGCCGCGTATCCGGAACTCAAGCGGACCGCCAAAGCGTGTGAGCGCAAGGTGGACACGAACATCGGCGGACCGGGTTACGTGCGGCTGGTGTCGGGCCGACGTCGGGTGTTCGGCTGGGGTGAGAAGACGTACAAGGCGTTCAACGCGTGTGTGCAGGGTGGCGTGTCAGAGATGATGTCGGTCCTCATGCTTGAGGTGGACCGTACGTACCCCGGTATCTTGATCAACCAGGTGCATGACTCGCTTTGGCTTGAGATCCCGAGCATCGTCGCGGAGTCGATCGTCAAGGACGTTCAGGCGATGGGCAAGGATATCTTCGAGCGCGCGTTCAGCACGAACGCGCTACACATCACGTTTGAGTTCGACGCAAAGCGGTTGGTGTGACGTGTTCTACCGATGGCTAGCAACCATTCAACTCGCCGCGCTAACTGTGTTGCTGGCGTGGGTATTAACAAGTGGGGCGTGCAGATGAGAAAGAGTGTCATCAACATTGGGCGTGTTCGGTCGCGGTTCGTAGCCGAGCCGTGGTTCATGTGGTGTCCGTTGTGCCCAACGCTTCACGGGTTCGCCATGCACCGTACGCATGAGATTGCCATCGACGCCAAGGACAGGCACCTGTTCAAGCACCACCCGGATAAGTTCGCGTACGTGGAGGTGTGGTCGGCATGAACCTTCCGGCGCGTTGGGTAAGCATCGATCCCGGGGATCGGCACGTCGGGTACGCCACATGGGACGAGGACACGTGTACGTCGGCCATCGAGCTGACGCCGGAGACGTGTGTGGCAGCGCTTGAGGTGGGGCTATTGGGGCGCACGATCCATACGGTCGTGTGTGAGAAGTGGGCACTTTACGCGTGGAACGAAAAGAGCATGTCAGGTAACGAATTCCTGACTGCACAACTTATCGGGGTGATAAAGTACCTGTGTGGTCGCACGCAAGTCCCGTACATCGGGTACAACGCGGGATCGCACAAGTCCATCTACAAGATGGGGTGGTACCTGGACATGACGCGTCGTGACCTCGCGCAGTTGCCGTGGTGGGGTTTCGGCGGGCATGCAAAGGACGCGTGGTGTATCGGTACGTGGCACGTCGCCAAGTCCGGCAAGGTACGGGGGTAGGGGTCATGTCAGGAGCGGTAGCGCCGTATGTACGGACCAACGTCGTTGACCGGCTTTGGCGCGAGGGGTGGTTCATCAAGACCGCCAAGGGCATTTCGCGGAGTGTGCCAACGCTAAGCGCGGAAGACATGGCGGCTGAGTCGGTGTTCACGGCGATGCGGGCGGCTGAGTCTTGGCGTGAGGACGGTGTGCATCCGGTCGATTCGTGGGTCAAGTTTCGGGCACGCAACGAGATGCTTCGGCTGTGGCGTAAGCACTTGAACGAGCGCGCACGGTTTGCCGACGTGGACTTGACGTCGCCGGTCATCGACGGCGGTAACCCGCTTATCGACATGATCTGTCAGGCGCGGAGTGCTGAGGACCAAGCACGAGTCTTGGACTGGCAAAGCGTGGCGCGGGACGTGCACAAGGCGTTGGACACGCTCACAGTCAACCAACGCAGCGTGGCCGTGAGCCGCATGCACGCCAGGACACAACGCGCTCCGGGGCACGTGGCTGCACAAGGCAACTGGCATGGCGCGCGGTCCAAGCTCCGCAACCGGCTGCAACACCTTAGGTGGATGGTGGTCCCCGCATGACGCTTGTGGCCTTGGGGGTGTAGCTGTGGCCCCCACCGTGAAGTTTCGACCCGATCAGCCGCTGTTCAAGGCTGACGCCTTCCGCATGCCCTTGTGGATTCACGCGCCCTTTGAGGTGTGCCGAGGGTTTGTCAAGTGGATGGCGGTAAGCCTGCATGCGGACAACCCGCATAGCAACGTCATGCACAACGCGACGTTCACTCGGGGAGCGTCGGCGCCACACCGTAATGCGTTTTGGTCCGGCCGCCCGGTCGTCAAGGGGCCTAAGTGGCGCGTCATGGTGTGGCGCTGGGGCGTTGTGTTCTGTGTGCTGGCGTTCATCAAGTACGCGCCGTTAAGCGCGTGGTTGTGGGTTGCTCGGCGGTTGGGGGACACGCTCAAGCTTATCGGGGACGTCACGGTGTGGGCGTGGGCTAACTGGGGTTGGCTGCCGCTCATTCTGGTCAGCACTCTTGCGGGGGTGTGGGCGGCAACACATGCCGTGCGGGTGGGGGTGGCTGCGCTTAAAGAACGTCTGCGGAACGGCCATGAGCGTAGTGAATGGTACGTGTACGTGCTTGCTATTCGGGATCAGGTTCGGGGGTGGTTCGCGTGATGATCGGCGCATTCGTGCTTGTCTGCTTGGGCTTGTTGCCGTGTGCGCTTTGGGCACTTGTGCAAGCCGCCGAGCACGCCCAACGTCGGGACAAGTGGATCCGACCCGCCGCTCAGGTGCTTATCGACAACTTGCCCAAGACGGGTACGGACGCTGTGGGGGTTGCCGCCAACATCGCGGCTGCACTGCGTACGCACCCGGAACGGTATGTGACGCTGCCCAAGGTGTGGCCGATCGACCCGACTGACCTCACGTCGCATGTCTTGGTCAAGCTGCCGATCAGTCCCGGCACCAATGAGAAGGTCAAAGATCGGATTGCGGGCGAGATCGGGTCGCGCCTTGGGTTTGACGGCGCACCGTCCGCTGAGTGGCTATACGTGGGCCACGGGGCGTTGGTCAAGCTGTATCCGACACCGTCATTCGGCGCGCCACGAACCGTGTACGACTACCTTCCGTTCGTGGAAGCCGAAGCGGGGAGTCCGCATCGCGTTGTGCTGGGTACGGATGTGTCGGGCGCACCGGTCGTGTACGACCATGTGACCATGGGGCCGCACATCAAGGCGTCAGCGGGGTCAGGTGGAGGTAAGAGTAACCTGTATCGATTTTTGGTGCCGCAGTACATTCGGAGTGGTGCGCAGGTCGTCATTTTGGACGTCAAGGGTGTGTCCATGCTTGACCTTGCGGTTGCTTTGGAGTTCCGCAACATCAAGTATTATAGCGAGGCTGAGACGTGCCACAACGCGTTTCAGGCCGTGTTCGCTGAGCTTGAGCGACGACGTAAGGAGGATATCTCGGCACGGCTTTCAGGTCGCGCGGCCGTTTTTGCCCCTTTGCACGTCATCATGGAAGAGGCCAATACCCTCATGGCCATGCTCAAGGACTTTTGGGAGTACGCCAAGGCGGCACACAGCGAGGCTGCGAGGCATTCTCCGGCCGTGCGTTCCATGCACTACAGCGTGTATATGGGGCGTGAGTTTGGTATCTATATCCATGTAATCTGCCAGCGGGCGGAGGCTGCGGTGTTTGGTGGCGGGGCGGTTCGCGAGAACTTCAACGCCGCGCTTATGAGCAAGTGGGACATGCGCACGTGGAAGATGTTGGCGCACGGGCATCGGTACATTCCGCATCCGATGGACTGGAGTTGGTACCTTGTCACGTCAACGGCTGTGGTGCGGTATATGCCACCACACTTGCAAGAGTCGGATGCATGCCTTCTTGCCGACCTGGATAACGTGTCTGACTTGGCTTGGTCGGCGGAGCTTGAGGCTGTGCCAGACGTGCGCGTTACGTCGGTGCAAGGGTACCTACCGCAAGGGGTGAATGAGATAGCAGGCTTGCCACACATTGAGCTAGCCATGACGGTAACGCTTAAGGAAGCACACAGCATGCTTGCCAAGCACGGGCACAACGTGCCGTTAACGGTGCTTGAGCAGTGGCAGAAGGGGGCACGTAGCGCGGAGTCCAAGGGGTATGCACCGTGGCCGAGTGCCGTTGGCGCTAACGGGCGTACCAAGGTGTACGCACGCACGGACATTTTGGCGTGGCTGACGAGTGGCCCGGAACCGTCTGGCAAGTTTTGGGACGGTGTGTTTGTCGACATCCGGCGTGCTGACTTGGCGATTAAGCCGCATGTCATCTACGGGCTTAGGGTGGAGACGTACGGCGATACGGTCGGGTATATCGGGCAGACGCATCAAGCGCTTGAGACGCGTAGTGAGCAGCACGCGGAGACACAGTATTGGGGGGATCTCATCACCGATACGGTTGAGATATTCTCGGGCGATATGACGTGTATCGAGGCGCGTGAGATCGAGGGGCTGCTGACCGATACGCTTGCGTGCGTGCTTAATCGGCCGGTACCTCAGGTGGGCGCGGATGTGCGTCCTCGGTGGAACCCTGCGGCTGAGACCGTTGAGGGTCTGCGCGACGCACGGCACGCACGAGACATCGAAAGTGGTAGGCCGTTGTTCAGCAGTCCAATGGACCGGTCACGGGGGGTGTCCGGACGGGGTTAAGGTGTCCGAAGGTCCGGGGGCGTCCGGATGGCATACGCGCAGGTCACCCTGGTTCGGACACCCCGGACCGGACAACGATGGGGGTAGTCATGGGTAGCGGCAAGCACGATGCGGTGGCACGGCCGGATCATTACAACTGGCATCCGGCGATCGAGTGCATTCGGGTTACGCAAGAGTTCAACTTCAACCTTGGGAACGTCGTCAAGTACGTATGGCGCGCGGGCAGGAAGAGCACGAGCGCTATTGAGGACCTGCGCAAGGCTCGGCAGTACCTCGACTTTGAGATTGCGCGCTTGGGGGACGCGCCGTGCCATGTGCGCGCAGAGAAGGTTACAGCGGGGTGGGTACACGAATTTTATCGGTGCGGTATGGAACAGACGCATGTGGCACACACGGTAGAACCTATGGATATCGGGGTCCGGCGGTGCATCACGTGGTGCGACGGGTACTTGTGATGGCAGGTTTAAGGCGTGAGTCCCCGATGTCCATGCTTGAACGTGCGGTCATGAACACCGGGCAGCGTACGTACATTGACGTTCAAGCGGAGCTTTACGCGCAAGGGATTGATGTGGGAGAGACACCTGTTCGTCGTGCGTTGCGTAAGCTACGATCGGAGATCTCCGAGCGTTAGGGTTAAACGACATGGCACATCGTGAATACGAGAACGCCATTCAGCGTTGTGACATATGGGCTAAGAAGCGTAGGGCTCTTGAGCTGAGACTAGCTAAAGAGCCCTACAGCCGTATTGCCGACGAACTTGATGTCAGCACTGCAACGGCCCATCAATGGGTGCGCGAGCTGACTGCTATCCAACTTCCGCAAGAGGACATGGACGACGTTCGGGCGCATGAAGCGGCGGGTTACGACGCATCCGAGCAGCGCGTAACCGCGATGATGGCCATGGTGGCGGACATTGCCGCAGAACGTAAGGCTAAGAATGAGCCCATCGGGTATCAGATCGAGCAGCTTAACAGCCTTGAGAAGACACTCGGCGAGGTGCGCAAACAGCGCGCGCTACTTCTTGGCATCAACCGGCCCGTGTTGGTCAAGCACAACGTGACGATTCGTAACGTGCTTGATGACGAGATCGAAGCGCTTGTTTCGGAGCTTAGCGGGGGCGGCAACATCATGAGTGACCCCGAGATGGTCGATCTTGAAGGGGACACCGCCGATGACTAGAGGCGTGAGTAACAAGCCCAAACCCGAGCCAACACCGGTGTCGGAACTGCGCGAACGCATCACGGCGCTTGATCCCGATCGTAAGCGACAGCTAGCCGCGCGCCTCCGGGTGGAGCGTGAGGTACGTCGGACGGCGTGGCTGTGCCGCATCCCCATGTGCGTGGGCAACCCACACCCTGAGTGCCCGGTGCGGCATGCTCGGGCAAACCAGCGGTTGCCGTTTAAACGCGGAGATGGCAAGACCGGTGCCTTGTGGATGGCAGGTCGCGGGTTTGGTAAGACGCGCATCGGTGCTGAGGGTGTACGCACCATGACCACTAAGACGCGCGGGGGTGCTGGTCGTATCGCGCTCATTGCGCGGACCGCTGCCGACGTACGTGACGTCATGATTGAGGGTGAAAGTGGCCTGCTCAATGTATTCCCCAAGTGGGAACGTCCTGAGTATCAACCTAGCAAGCGACGTATCGTCTTTCATAACGGAGCTGTTGCGTTTGCGTATTCCTCAGAGGACCCTGACTTACTGCGTGGCCCACAACACGATTTCGTATGGGGTGATGAGTTCAGTACATGGCGTTACCTTGCGGCTGTCATGTCCAACGCTTTGATGGGTATGCGGCTTGGTGAAGAGCCGCGCATGATCCTTACGGGTACGCCTCGCCCGAGCAAGGACGTCAAGAAGCTGGTCAACGGCAAGTTCGGCAACTTCTATATCATTCGCGGCACCACATACGACAATCTTGTCAACCTCGCGCCTGTCTTTCATGACACGGTGATCCGGCAGTACGAGGGTACGCGCACCGGTCGGCAAGAGTTGAATGGTGAGCTGCTGTCTGACGTGGTCGGCGCGATGCTTAGCCATGACGTGTTTGATGCCGATGGCTTTCGGTGGGACGCTGACTTGCCGGATGACGTGTCTACGGTCACTGTCAATGTCGACCCTGCGGTAACCTCGTCAGCAAAGAGCGACTTCACAGGCATATCGGTTACCGCGTCGGATGCATCCCGGCGTGAAGGGTTTGTGCTGCATAGCGAGTCCTTTAAGGGTTCGCCAGCACAGGCCATGGAAAAGGTTGCGTTGCTGTATGACGTGCACATGGCTAACTACGTTGTAGCTGAGGTCAATAACGGCGGGGATTACGTCGGCACCGTGCTTAGGCAGATACGCCCCGATATCAAGCTCAAGACTGTCCATGCGTCCGTGGGTAAGCGTGCACGTGCCGAGCCGGTAGCCATGCTGTATGAGCAAGGCCGCATCCATCACGTTGGTAAGCCGACGATGTACGCGGCCTTAGAGGACCAGTGGACGTCTTGGGTGCCCAAAGGCACCAAGGATGACGAGGGTAACGAGATTGGTAGTGACGAGAGCCCTGACGAAATGGATGCCGTGGTTTGGGGCTTCACTGAACTCATGCTCAAGCGTGGCCGTACTGTTGCAACCTCGCGGACTGTGAGAGGCTAAACGCATGACGCAACCAACCAATCCGGCGGATCCTGATGGGGTTGCGCCAGAGAACGAGCCGCTTAGCGGAGCGTTCAACCCCGATGACTACGACTGGCCCAAGCACCTTAAGCGGGCGCTTGATGACCTCAAGCCCAAGGGCTTGCGCATCGACACGTGCTGGCGGTACTACAACAATGACCATCCACGCGTGTGGATGACGGACAACATCCGTGAGCGGTTGGACCAACACCTGATCACGAACATGTCCGAGAACTGGTGTGATGTGGCTGTTGACGCGCCCATCAAGCGACTTATGTGTGACGGGTTCGTGGACCGGGGCACAAAGGACACACAGAACGTGCTCATGAGCGATGCCGCGCTCAACGTGTGGAAAGACAACGATCTACGTCTCGGACAGAAGGACGTATACACGGACGCGGGGGTGGCTGGCGAGGCGTTCTTGTTCGTGTGGAAGGACGACACCAAGAAGACCGGCGTTGACATCACGCGCAAGGACGCACGCAACGTGTGGTGGCCGAAGTATTGCCACCGTGCCGACCCTGAGCGGGTGGTACTCGTGTGGGCGGACTACGAAGAGGGCATCTGGCGCGCCACGTGCTACTACAAGTACGTGGTTGTTCGGCTTGTCGGCCCCAAGGTCAAGGACTTGGCCAACGCCATCATGCCGCAAAGCCGTTGGTTCGAAGTAGACCCCGATGAGCCCGGAGGCGAGCACGGGTTCGACAAGGTGCCCGTTGTTCGGTTCGCGTTCACCTCGGAACGTCGGCCGATCATCGACCGCATCCGCACCATCCAAGACAAGATCAACAAGCTTGCGGCCAACCTCCTTGTCACGGCCGAGTTCAACGCGTGGCGCAAGATGGCCATTCTGACTGAGCAGACCATCGATGACGAGACGATCAAGATGCGGCCCAACCGTGTCGCCGTGCTTGATCCCGGGGGCGGAGATGGGGGCGCGGCCCCTACGTCCATTTGGGAGGGTAGCGAGACTGATCTGAGCAACTACAGCGATGAGCAAGACAAGCTTATTGACAAGTTGTTTACCAAGGCCACGCTACCGGGCCACCTCAAAGTCAAGGCGGACAAGGTCGCACCGTCCGGCGCGGCGTATGAAGCCGATGAGGGGCCGTTCACCGAGTACGTAGGCGATCTGCAAGACGTATACGGCGAGTCCTGGCATGACATGTTTGAGCTTGCGCTAGGCGTGGACGTCGAGTCCCAATGGCGCGATGCGCACGTACGTAGTGAGTTCGACGTCGCACAGACAGTCAAGATGTTCGTTGACGCCGGTGTACCGCTCAGCTTGACGCTCAAGTACTGCGCCGGATGGACCGAAGAGCAGATCGAAGAACTACAGAACGCGCCACTGTCGCCAAAGGAACAACTATCCATGGCGGCAAGTCAGGCGCTCGCGAACGGAACGGCGCTGACAAGCGACAACCCGCCACCCCAGGGCGGGGGCGCACCACCTCAGCCGCCGAATAAGGGTGTGGGACCAACCGGCCCACCGACCAACAAGGACCGAGCCAAAGC